TTTTTGATGAAGTACAGTGGGTCAGAACGAGCCTTAGCAACTTCCAAGACGTATTTACATGGGTCTTTCAACGTGCTCATCTTTCTATAACCTGATACCAAACCTCTCCCGGCTTGAAGTAGTCAAGTATGTAGTTAATAAAGCCATAATAATCGTGGCTCTCGGAGCACGTGAAAAAGTCAACGTATGCTTCTCCGTTTTCAGGGAACGTGTGAATTGACGCATGTGATTCAGCAAGAAGTATCACACAGGTGTATCCATGTGGGTCAAATCTGTGTTCAGCAATACGTAAGACAGTTGCACCAGTTTCACGCACAGCGGATAAGATACCTTCCCGTACCCAATCATTCTGAAACAGTTCTATTGATTCAATGCTGCCTAGGTTCATTATAACATGCCACATATTCACTTCTTGCTTACCACTTTATTACAAATCGCTATTGCTGCACCAAGTGCTGCGAGTAGTGTTATGAGAAATTCATGTGTGCCGTAGATACACACATCATCTACGTTGAACAGATACCCTTCCTTGATGTATTCGTCTCCCAACAACGCAAGGATGAAGACTGCTACCCAAAACAACGCCCTTTTAGGCAAATTCTTGACGAGATCTTCTCTACTTGGTCTCCTACTCATGTCTTGGCTCTACTACCAAAGTAGAAACCAAATGCTGTACCAAATGCACTTATGAGCCAATCTGGTACTTCTCCCGACCAAAGGTAGATGAACATTGTACCACTAATTACGGATATAGCCAATATCGCCCTTACACTTCCTTTGGGCAAACCAAGTGGCTCTCTTCCCTCAACCATACTTATCACACGTTCAACACGTTTTCCAACTTACCCATAACCTTGGCTCTGCAGTCATCACAAAGCTCTTCAACAATCAACGTGACAATCTCATCGAGCTTACGGTTATAATCCTGTAGCTCTACCACAACTTGGTTCTTGTTTATCTTACCGTCAAGCTCAGCAAGCACAGAGAGAACCTGTCTGTACTCCTTCACAAGTGATGTCAGTGCATTAACAGTCTTGAAGCTAAGCTCTTCTGCACTGGTGCTCTTGACACGCTTGAGCCACATCTCAAGGTCAAGCAGTAGCAAGTACAGCTTACGCCTGTAGTTGATTATGTTTTGCAAGTCATCAGTTGGCTGCTCTACGTAACCATTGGGATGATGAATGTGTATGTGCTCAAGTGCTTGCTCTTTAGTTATGTTGAACAAATCACATATTTGACGAATCGTGACTCTACCTTGGAGATATGACTCAGTGATAAAATAACCCTCAGATCCTGCATTACACACTGGACACTTTTCCACTGACATGCTACGACAAATCTTTGCACGTTAAGATATAAATACTTTACTACTATATCAGAAACAACCGTACCTTAGGTTGAGCACCCCCGGACCTTAGGTTCACCCCGTCGCCAAGTGGTTTGTCCATTCTCGGCTTCCAACCAGCACTCGCTCAGACGCAATCTCAGGCTCTCTGGTGCAAGATTTGCCACAAGGTGAGGGTCAGCATAGGGTCGCCACGCAGGGTTGCTCAGAACGCCTCAGATTTGATGACCATGACACGTTGTAGCATGGGTAGATTTTCAGAACACCACTGTGCTGTATGGTGTCCTGCTGCTATACATAAACCCCAATTCTTCATAAAATTTTAGCGATACCATACGTACGCATACATATATTTATGTGTGCCAATACGTATCCGCAAAATATGCAATCTCCGAATTTATCTCACATTAATATATACCGACACATGCGATAGTCAAAATTATAGTTATCACTCATACGTAAATCGGTAACACTATTTATATTTATACAAATATTTTTATGGTTCTCATTTTTGAGATGCTTCTCATTCCGATAGTTTATCAAAATCGAATCACCTAAATCCCGGATAAAAGTACCACTTGCGTTTAAAATTCACACATTTTTTACATATAGAAATGATATTTCACAACTTGTCAAAGTATCTCGTAACGGATTAATAAGAACCATGTATTTGCGGAACAGAGCCAGTATATCCGATATCCGGAATCCCATCATAATGCTGAGTCCTCATATAAGTGAGTGAGGTTTATAATATGCTACGAACCCCCCCCTGGGGTATATGTAAATCATGCTACAGTGTAGCAGTATTACTCCCATGCTACACAATACCACTCTATATATCTATCCACACACACTATACAAATCTGCAATAATACTTCTCCATACTCCATTTACTACATGCTACAGCCTACATATACCTATATTTCTCAGTGTGTTACCAAATATCATCCTATATATCAACATACATCTACTATACATATATCTACTACTATACTATACATCTACTTATACTACTATATACTATATACGTAATTAATCTAATATGTTATATTATATACTTATACTACTACATAACTATAGTATTATATACTTATACGTAATATACTTAATAGTATACTTATAGACCTAGTCCTTCACTTAACGCATAATATAGACTTTAACCTCACCTATCGCATAATGAAAACTGCGTAATAGCATGTTATAGACTTATGATCTCCCTATCCTGCCTCTCCTAATTCTTATACGTATATACATAACACTATTACGTTATCAGTATATGTAATATGAATATGTAATATAGTATAATGTAATAAGAGAATAGAGTAAAAAGTAGAGTAATAAATTCATATAATACGTAAATTCACATAATGGCAAAACCTAAAGGTTTATAAACAGTTGTGATAAGTTAATGCTGTAAAAAAAAGGAGGTGATAAAAAAATGGAGATATTTAGAAAATACTACGATGGGAGTACATATGCAAGAAAGTATTTCTTAACCTATAGTGGAGAGTACATCCTGAGAATAGATTATGGAGGAGAAGAAGACTACAAGTTTGAGTTTGAGCACATCAAAGATGTGCTCAAATTCTTGAGAGAAGCAGAAGGTATCAGAGCAGAAGAAATAGTCGACTTCATAATAACGTCTTCTTATGCATAATTTTTTTTCCACAATTTCTTTTATCTATATGAAATATATATTTATTCAATCAGCTATTTTTACATTAAACTTAAGATATATTTCACATACTACGTAAATTCATATAGTGGTAAAATCGAAAGGTTTATATATTGTTATGAATACTGATAAATTGAAAAAAAAAAGGAGGTGGTAAAAAGTGTCGGAAGTGTGCGAAGTGTGCGGCTGTATTATCTGCGAGCATGAGCCGCCATGCTTTAATGTAGTGGCGGCTCATGCATGGTTCGACGAAGATCGGGGCATAGTGGTAATACTATGCCCCGACTGTCTGGAGGAAATCGAGTGGCGGGATGATCTGAGACCCGCCACCGATGAAGAAGTGGAGATGTATCTATCTGACTAATTTTTTTTTTTGAAAAAAAGGAGGTGATGGTATGAACTTGAGAGAGATTGAGTTTGAGAAAGAAAGAATCAGTGGATTATTGAGAGAAGTTGAAAGACTGCAAGCAGAGATACAGCAATTGAAAAGAGAGGTGAGGTGATAAAATGGAAAGAAAAGAAATATTGGTTGAATATCTGGATGGGTTGTTGTCGGTGGAGGGTGGTAAAATGGAAGTGGAAAAAATAGTACTGGAGATTGTAAGAGATCTGAAAAAGGTGGGGTTTAATGTTGGTATAATAGAATCAAATAGAGATACGGAAACATACATAATATCAGTGAACTACAGCAGTGCTGCGGAAGTGCAGGCGGTAGGACAGATAATAGATAGTTATTGTATGAAACACAAATTAGATCACACAGCACTGCCTGCGAATGGTATTTTTACAGCAATAATAAAAAAATGGGAGAATGAGTAAGATGAGGCATAAGTGTTTTGTTCTGGAGGAGATAGGTAAGTGGTCACCGACAGAGCAAAGAATTTTTTGGTTTTACACAAATACAGAAGGAATGACCAGACTTTATACGGCATACCAACAAAAGCAAAACCAAAAACAGTATTCCAGATCAGAATGGCCGAAAGTGAAAAGTTCTGTCGAAAGAATAGAAAAAGAGGATAAAACAGTGATTGCATGGTTAAAAGACAGTGATGAGCTGGTAAAAGTTGCAAACAAGACTTTGGAGGGCATCAGAAGTAAGTACTTTTTCAGAAGGTGCAAAAGAAACATTGGGGGAACAGTATTAAGAAAACATGGCATCTCATGGGTTAGAATTGGTGACGGAATCTTTGTCCCTACCGCAGATGGGGAAAAATATCCGGTTAGTATGATAACAGGAGTATTATTTGAGCATCAGCATCCTCATCCGTTTTCGTTACCATAATTTTTTTTTTTTTTTTTTTGCTCTTTTGTGTTATTTGTTATCAACCCGAATAATTTGCGCATTTTCATAACCATAGAGTGAGGAGAGTAGAAGGATAATACTCTCCTCATGCATGGCTCCGATTTGGAGACCGTGCAGAGATTAAAACGTGAGTTTAGCCATGGGAGTGACCAGCTTAAGGCTGGTAATTCGGGTTAAATTCCCGGCACTCCCAAAGCTTGAAAAGAGGTGAGAATATGGGTTTTGAGGAGTTTAGAGATGTATTGAAAGATTTGACAGCAGAAAAAGAAATAAGGGAACTGCTGACACAACAGGTACAGCATGCACAGCAGATAAACGGAATCGAAGAACTGTTTTACAATGTCGGTGAACTAGAGGTCATGAAAGTGGTTGGTAAAGAGGTCCTAGAGTTTTGCAATGACATGATAACCACTGTGGAAGTTATTGAGCTTGAGAACAGAATAAAAGCAATAAGCAAAGATATCGCTGAGACCAAAGCATGGATCATCACTTATGCAAAAGAGGGATTAACGAATGATGTTGAAAGACTTGCAAGACAACTTAACGAACTTGAGAATGAAAAGAAGCAATTGCAAGAGAAGCTCAAGCAGGCAAGACAAAAAGCAAAGAAGGAGAAGAAGCCTTTTGCTGAATCAGCAAAAGACATCAGAACAGAGCTCAAGCAGATTAACGAAAAGAAGAAGAAAGAATTCGAAGATAACGCTGGCACAGTAAACAGCATGGCAATTGAGAAGTTCATCGAAGTCTTTACTCCACATTATTATGAGCATTTAGCTAAGATCAAGAAGCAACAGAGAAAGGCAGAAAAGGAGAAGAAAGAAGAAAAGAAGGAAAAGAAGAAACAGGCAAAGAAGAGCAAAAAGTGAATTATGTCTTTCATTTTTTCTTATTATTCTGCCTATTTTCCACGCACGGATACTTTGCTTATCAGTAAAGACAAAATAACAATAAGACAATATGCCGAGATTCTGAAAAACCATAATCACGGCTTATATAAGCTTAAAAAGAAGTATAGGCGTTATGAGATACCATTAAACCATTTGGCAAGGACTCTCACTGAAAAACTAAACGTTAAAGTTGTCGTACTAAGAAAATATCATCGATTGACTCCTTATCAGTTTAATAATGCATCAAAAAACGGATTATATCCAAATAAGGCAATTGCATTAAGCTATATTCTTGAAAAAGCAGGAATTAACGTTAAAACTCTGAAAACCTTCACGGATTACAGATACATCGACAAAAGAGGAAAAGAAAAGACAATCACAAAAGCTGATAACGCAGTAATAATCAACAGTAACATAAAAATTGAGTTTATAGATCTACCGATCGGCATTACCTTTAAAATCAATGCACCCCATCAATATATCCAAAGATTGTACCCATAATTTTTTTTCATAGCTAAGTATTAATGCTATTAGTTGACAATATAGTCTAATTGCAAATTACATATAACTTCGATCTAAACTTTTATGTCAACATATAACATTAAAATGCTTATACGCAGATACAATCAACATTAAAATTTTGTTACATAAACTTTTTCTTTTTATTTTTTTGTTTCATTTCGTTTGCCTCCTGTATTTTAAGGGGGCAGTTTTAAAGGGGCAGCTTATGCTGTCCCATTTTAAGGGGCTGACTTTATGCAGTCAGTCCCATGTTAAAAAATATTTTAAGGGGGTGAGTGTATGGAGTCCGAAAAAAGAAGAGTTGTGAGTGTTGGTGAAAATACATATCAGGAGATTTTAAGGCAAGGCTTGGAGCATGAAATGTTGTTTAAAGAGAGAGAGTGGGAAACAAACCACAGAGGACTTGAGAGTTTAAAGGGGGCGGTGTTAATATCGGCATTCCATAGTTCAACACATTGGAAGTTGTTTTTTAGGACACCAGAAGGAAAGATACTTAGGGTAATTTTACCCGCTGATTACTTCGGCAGACCGTTTGAAGTGAAAGAGCTTTAAAGGGGTGAAAGTGTGTCCGGGAGAAAAGTTGGCTACATAATTGAATTGGATGGTACAAGGTATGTGTTAATAGTACCGTCAGAAGTATTGCAAAGAACTATAAGTGACATTTGGAAAGACTGTAGTGGTGACATTGACGCATTTGAGTATACTCTACACAGAATGGGCTGTGAGATATATGACCTAATAGGTGATGTAGTTTTAAAGGGGTGAACATATGAAATTAAAAATAAATTTTGAAAACAAGACTGTCACAATCGATGGTTACATGAAAAAATATAGCAAAGTTCAGTTGTTAGCCAAAGAAATTGACCGGACAATAAGCCAGTATGCAAAAGATGAAAAGCTGCAGAGAGTAACAATAAAGCAACCATTGAAGACAGTTTTTAAGGCGGGATTGTGGGTCAGCAGACCAGAAATAGTGGCAATATACAACTGGCGATATGCACAGAACACGTATTTTATCCATGACCCAAAGCTGGAAAACATCGTTAGAAACGTACTTCTTAAAAGTTTAAAGGCTTAATTTTTTTTGCTTTAAAAGCTTTTAAGGGGGTGGTTGAAATGCAGTTGGTAGTAGGTCTAATCGGAAGCGTAAAAGGAGATAAGATGCAGTATAATCAAAAAAAGAAATGGCTGAGAACTGCTGTTAAGTCGTTCATCATGGAGCGTTTTGCAGAGACTATGTTCAATGATGTCGTTTTTGCGGTAAAAGACGATAGGTTATGGTATTTAGCATACACTGCCGGACTGCCGACTATCAATGACAAACAATTGTTCAACAGAGCTGAAGTGTTGGTCGATATTGACAAAGGCACAATAGTGCTGAGATAAGTTTAGGCTTTGTGTGAGAATCCTCTCAGACGCAATCTGAGGGGGTTCTCATGCAGAATTTTTTGTCACCCAATGGTTTTACTCGTGGTTAGTGAATTTGCTCTCAGATGCAATCTGAGCTATTGTTATGTTATAGTTTAACACCCCAGATACCACCAGTCTCGTTTTAAGGGGCTGGTGGCTGGAGGCAAAAAATAAGGAGGTGATAGTATGGAGCTGCAAGCTCGGTTTGTAGTGGAGTATGAGTTTGAGCCAGATAGTAGTATGAAGTGTAGGGCAACAGTAAAGCTATATCTACCAACAGAGCCAAACACAGGAGACATCGCCAAAGTTCTCATTGACCCGGATACCAATATATTCGGAAGTGCACTTCGTTCAGTATGGGGATTCTACAGTAACGGATATAGATACAGCCGGTATACTCTGAAAGCCAAGACATGGGATGAGCTTGAAAGCAAAATCCATGATCTCATGGATGAAACAGTGAGTAAACTCAGAGCTGTAAGAGCAATGAACGAAATCACAGAAGAGAAAAAGCCAAGAGATAAAGAGGTTGTATTTCCTATTTAATTTTTTAAGTTGGGTGGTAGTATGTTGTGGGCTGAAGTTAGGAAAAAGAGAGAGTACCAGCCTCAGGTTGGGGCTGTTGACAACACCTTGCTTGGTGGGGTAGTTGTTAGAGAAAAAAACCCTTTTAAAGGGGTCTCCATGTCAGTAGAGAAGTACTTGGTTAAAGTCGATAGTGAGAACAAATACGTGCTGTGGAACTTCAAGAACTTGGGTATAGTGGTAAAAGCCAAGTTGATTGATTGGAACAGTGATGAGCAGTATCCGGAAACTGCATTGAAGCCAATATCACATGAACAGTTTGAAAACATAATCAAAAAACTTGAGGTGAAGAAGTTATGAAAGCAGACAAAGATGTTCTAAAGACACTTATAGCAGGCTTAGAGAATGCATTGGAGTGCTTGAAAAATGATATGAAATATTACATCGAAAGTATAAAAGAAACTCGTGCTGTAGAGGACGTCATGCATCTCAAACAACAGCTACTTATAGACTGGCTCAGAAATATGCCAATGGGTACTGATGAGTGCTACTTCTGTATTCTCTATGATGACGAGTGTGAAAGATGTATATATGCTGAGCATCATGGTATTTGTGCTACGAGTTCTAAAACAGACCTTTATACTGAATTGGTAAAACTAATTGACAAATACAGCGATAGTATGGATGACTGGTCAATAATCGATACATTCAAGGACGCACTGATCATAGCAATCCAAAAGAAATATTACAAAGGTGAAGAGTATGGAAACGACAAAGATTAGATTGGTCAACTTAACACCACACAATGTAACACTCATTTTAAAGGGCGGTGAGCAGCATTCAATACCACCATCCGGGATTGTAGCACGAGTAACGACAAAGCAGGAAACCGTAGAGCTGATTGAGTTAGAAACCGATAGAATTATTGCAACAGTACCAGTGGTCAAATCAGAGTTTGCAGAAGTGCATGGACTGCCATTAGCATGTGAGAACTGCAAACGATATGACGAGTGTGAGCTGTACTTCAAAGAAAAGCAAATCTGTGGTTTCCAAGAGCCAGAAGAGTACTACATTGTCAGCTCACTGGTAGCTATGGCTATGCATGGACGAAGGGATATTGTAGCTCCAGATACCTCACCTAACGGTGTAGTCAGAGATGAATATGGAAACATTATAGGTGTTAAGAGGTTTCAGAAGTGGTAAACATGGTTGCTATAAAAGATGCTAGAATTCGTGTCAGAATTATAGAAGATGAGCTGGTCATTTCTCTCTGCGGAAGACGACGGAAGTATAACTACCAAGACCATATTTTTAAGGTCTGTTCAACCAAAGATCCACAGCTAATAGAGGAATTTATACAGAAATTCGGACTTGGTGAATTTAAATTGGGTAATTGCCGGGACTATGGATTTCTTCTTGACAAATACCACTCACATCCAATATACTGGTTTATATTTAGAAGTGGTGCTAGCAAATGGAAGTTTGGGTGAGGTGATAGAATGGGGGATTTGTATTGTAAAAAGTGTGGTGAGCCTTGGGAAGCTGCTGGTGTATTGCCAGCACTTGGTGGTAGAGAAGATGAGGCAGATATGACAAAAAAAGAAGCAGAGAGATTCATGAGGGGTGAAGGCTGTCCATCTTGTGGCTTTGGTCAATACTGTCCACTGTGCAAAGGAACTGGTGAAATAGACGAAGAGGAAGCCAAGTGGTGGGGTGAAGAAGCCGAACCCATTGACATAAGAGATGACGTCATGTATTTCAGATGTCCCAAGTGCGGTGGAACTGGAAAACCAAAAGGCAGTGATGAGCTCTACTACTCCGGACTTGTAGATGTTGATGGAGAAGTGGATGTTTTGGACTACATCTTTTAAAGGGGGTGTTGTGTGTGATAATCGAGAAGTATGGAAATATGGTTAGTTTGTACTATCCTGCAGATAGAACATATGTCTGTGCTGGGTATAATATATACGCAGTCAGGCTGTGGACTGAAAACAGCATACTACCAGTTGCAACCTTATTTGATGGAGAAATGTACATTGACGAAAGTAATATAGTCAACATAAAGTACGATGCAAATAAAAAAGGACAGGTAGTATTGAACATAATATTAAAGGTGTGGTGAGAAGTATGGATGAGTTGGAAGCTTGCAGGTTGTGGATAAGTAGAGATTTCTCGATGATACCAGCAGCACTGATTGAGAGAGCATATGCTCCAGACTTTGAGGACATAGAGATAGTTGCTCCAACAACGGATGCCATTGCAAAGGAGTTCATTGCTAAAGGAGAATGTGATGGAAACTGTGATTACTGTGTGGATTACAGCTGTGAAGAGTACTACTACCATGCAGCTCCAAGAATCCCAATGTGGGGTTGGGTATTTGTTCCAGATGTCCCCATAGAACAGTGGTGGATTAAAAACAACGCTCAGGAAATCTACGAAAAGTGTGGTATTATCGTTTACTACACCGATGAGATTGGAGTCTACCTTGGAATCAACGGAGCTGGTTATGATTTCTACGAAGCTCACTGGTTGCCACTATACCGTTTAAGGGGGCTGAAGTGGCACAGTCAGGAGGCGGATAATGGCAGGTAGTTTGAGTAGTTGGGACGTTGAGAAGAGAATCAACAGAGCAAAGAATATTGTAGAGCTGAAAAGAGAACTAATCAGGATTTTAAGTATAATTGTGGAAGACATATGGGAGCTGGAGAACAGAAGAAGGTGATGTGAGTGGTGTTGGGTGAACTATGGATTGATAACAGACACAGTATTGTGTACTTTACTCCACTTGGAAAAGAACGAGATGAGTCATGGTGGTTAGGTAGCTTTGAAAGACTGAAAGAATATCTGGGTGATGAAACTACGAGACTCCTTGAAACTGAAGGATATGCTTTTGTTGACTTGACTTTACTCTGAGAGGGTGGTGATTTTATTACGGCAACATGGATGGAAGTGATGGTAAATGTTGAAGATATTGGTTGCGTAACAGTAGGGGTATTTTTTGATCTACCTTCTAGTGATTTGCGTATGTTAAAGGAAAAAATAGAGGAGCTTGGAGATTTTAAGTGTATGATTTTTGTTGGTGAGAGAGCATGACAACAGTTTCTCCTGACCCTGAAGAAGACTTAGATTTGGTAAAAAGACTGATAGAGTGTAAGACCAGAATCGTCCATCTGGTCAGAAAAGTAGATGATGAAACAGCAAGAGAGCTCAAAGATGTAGAGTCGTCAATGGCAATGGTAATAGATAGATTATGGACTAAGTTAAGGGGGTGAGTTAATACGTTCCATGTTTGGAGTGACAGTATGGAAGATTGGGAAGAAATAGATTGGGATGAAAGAAGTGTGCAGCTATTGAAGGAGATACACCGATTGACAAGGGAAATAGAAAAGATAGACAACTATGGCAAAAAACATGCGGTAATAGCACTGATTGAAGAGTTGACGAGTGAGCCAGTAATTGCTAAAGACTACGTGATGGAAAAAGTGGAGTTACTATTTATGTGATGTTCTATGTCTAAGGTCGTTAGAAAATATGGTGGTAGACCAGTAGATGCGTATGAGTTGTTTGTTGATTCAATTTTCTATTTGCTACACATTGATGGTAACGAAAAAACGAACTATTATCTGAAGCACTATCCAGAAGCGATTGAGGATGCGAGGAGATTCTTCTTGAGAGAGTATGAGTCATGGGAACTAAAGGATGAATATTCGTTTAGGAGATTTTTACAGATACAAGAGAGTTTCAAAGGTTTGTATCACAAGTTCAAAAAAGAAGTGGCAGTCAAACATATCATTTGTTCAGAGGCAATAAAAGAAACAAATTATACACTCGAAGACGCTGGAGATTGCTATATGGCTGTGCTCAAGTGTCCTAAGTGTCCATGGAGAAGATGAATATTTTAAGGTGGTGGAAAATTTGGAGGTGATAGATTTGAGTGAGCATAATATCGTTTTGGAAATTCCTCTCTGTGAACGAGAAATTAGAGATAGACTTAGAAAAATATATTGGAAATTTACTGAAATCTGGGATGGACTTTTAAGCGGCTATGAGCCCTTCTTCGACGAGTATGGAAACCAGTGGGACATGCCTTATGTCGTCAAACCAAACAACGGGCAGGTGGTGATAACCTTCTACGACGAAGACATCCCTGAGTTCATCGACCCCGAAGACCCCCAGATGCTGGACATGATCTACGATGCTCTAACTTACTCCATACTTGGCTATCTTGGTCTCGATGAGCAACAGGTAGATGTCTATGTTCCGATGTCCCATCTGTTATAGAACCTTTAAAACAAACAAAGCTATGCATGAGCACTTTAGAGAGCAACATGTTGGTAAGCCAACTGTTAAAGGGGCGATATATGCTCTACAACAAGGCTGCAAACCTGAACAACTCCGCAAACACGGTTATCCAGATGAAATTATCGAAAAAGCTTTAAATGCAATAAAAGGTAGGTGAACCAGCATGAGTAGTAGCTGTCCTTTTGCTGTGGACGACATTATAGTGCCAAAGGAACCAGACTACTACGAAAGAGTGTATAACATAAAATATAGAGTTATAGATACATTTAAATGTGGTATAATAGTCGAACCATTGATAGAACAAAGGTATATCGAAGAGATACGCAATACTCTCAGCAAAGAAATATACGAGCTGAACTGCACTTTACCGAGTTTTATCAGCATAAATGCTAAAGTGTCTGTGGATAAAGAAGTATACATATGGGATTTTGAATGGGAAGACTACGAGGTGGTTGAAGATGGGAGCACTGGTTGATACACTAACTGGATTTGCAGAAAGCGAAAAAGATAGCCATGCGTATATAATCATAGGTCAAGAGATTGAGCAGCTATACCTGTATTTGAGTAACTTAAAAGAGAGAGTCGAAGCACTGGAGCAGGAGAACAAACAGTTAAAGTTAAGAATAGAAGAGTTGGAACTGCATTATGGCGGTGCTAAGCTATGATTGACGAAATAATAGAGGAGCTAAGTGGTATCGTTGGCAAGTCATGTTGGGTATGTAAACACCGCAGCAAGGAGAACTGGTATGAAGATGAGTTCTGCCACTTCTATCCGGAGCTGTGGGAAAGAGAGATTTTAAAGGGGAAGAAGTGCCCATACTTTGAGTTCAAAGGTGAAGGTGATGTTTGAGACGTGGTATAAGGGACACCACATAGCACAGAACAAGAACGAAGGGGTGTGGATTATTAAGGGGTTGTTTATTGACGAAGTAGTGAGGTTAGATAGCCTGTTTGATGTGTTTGAGTATATCGATAAGAAGATTGAGGAGAGAAAGAAAAGGTGATAGTATGGGGATTTATGTAATAGCTGAGTATGATGATGGAAAAGTTGAGAGAAAGGAGGCTGAGAATGATTTCCACGCACGCAATATGGCATATGCTGCAATGTTTATATGTAGGGAAGATGGAAAAACGCCTACAAGAGTATCTATAGTGTTTGACTTTAAAGATGGTAAAGGAGTGATTTTGTATGGTGATGACGATGAGTGCACTTGACGTACAGGTAGGTGGAGACCATTATAAGGAAGACCTGTTGATTGAGCTTGAGTATGGGGGTGATGAAAATGCCGTGTGAGTATGAAGATTGTGAGTGGCTTATAGAGGAGATGTTTGGGACGTTTCCAGCTTTGGCTAACACGCTGAAGGAGATAGCAGACAGAATAGACGCTTTAAGGGGAGTAAGAAAAGTCCACGTTGTCCATGGTATCCACACAGGCAGGTACAAGTTGAACGAAGCTGTAGAGAAGTTAGTTGAGGAGTACATAGCCGTCATTAAGCTGAATTCCAAGTTTGCCATAGTCGAAGGAAATGACGATTGTTTCTACGTCCTTTATGCATCACCGTATTCAACAACATGGGCTTTTGAGGTTAAGATGGATAGCTTTAAGGAGTACCTCAGCTATGCCGATTGTTGCACACAGAATCTTTAGAGCACCTCATCCCAACCTCCACTCAAACATCCTCTCAGACGTAATCTCAGCCATTCTGATGAAGAATTTCATCGACCCATATGTAATAACACTTCTGATGTGAATTTCCTCTGAGAGCTAATCTGAGCTATACCTGTGACATAGCATACCATATAGGTGAATGTGATGATGTTCAATATACTCAAGACAGCTAAAGACTTCGGTATACACTGGACACTTAGAAAATTGCTGCTCAATTATTCAGTAGATAAATTTTACAACAAACCAAACAAGCTTTTAAAGGAGCTTGCTGAGGCTCAAGCTGTATTGAGATTTATTGAAAAGGCAAGAAAAGCTGATGTAATCTACGACCTTGCGTGTGGACATGGTTTTGTAGCAGCATCCAACGCTCTGAGATACCCAAATAAGCTGGTTATTGGTCTTGACCTAAAACAACGTGAAGACTGGTTCAGATATTATCCCATACAAAATCTTCTGATGGTAGAGGCAAATATGTATGAGTTCAACTTTGATACCTTCAAACCAGACTTTATCTACGCTGTTCATCCCTGCCGCTCTCTTGCAGTCCACTGTATTGACATAGCGGCAAAATACGACGCCAAGATAGTCCTAATGCCATGCTGTGAAGACCTGAAATACATTCGAAGACTCTTTGACAACCATGATACTGTTTACAAATTCTTAGCAACTGAAATCTCCAAAGATAGAGCGAGATACATTAACTGGTGTGCGTCACTGGCGATGTATATAGAATCTCTTGGTTACACTGTAAAAGTTCATAGACCAAAATTTTTATATAACTATACTCCAAAGGACATTATACTGTACGGGAGGTGATTGTGTGAAAGTACCAGTTAAGATATATTTTCCAAGAGCATTGTACGACCAGATTAGTGAGACAGCCAAGCAGAATGGTGAAAAGTTCAGCGACACCGTAATTCGACTAATAGAGACTGCTTTAAAGGGCGGTAAGAAAAAGGGTAAGACATGACTGTGTTAGTGGGCTTTGCTGGAGCGAGTGGCAGTGGTAAAACTACACTCATGAACGAGCTACATGAGGAACTGGACAAAAGAGGCTACGAAGTCGGTGTGGTCAGTGAAGTAACCAGAACTCTATTCAAATCGTATAATTGCAGCAGCATGGATGAGCTGAGACAAAGCGGAGACCTTATGGACTTCCAAACAGATATACTGGAGATGCAGTACCTGAAGGAAAAACAGGCTATGGAAATCTACGATATAGTGCTATCTGATAGAACTATCCATGACAACGTGGCTTATCTACTTATCCACCACAACAAGGACTTGAGTGGACTTATCAACTACTTCACAATCTACAACACCTTTAGACTTTTCCACAACTACGACTTAATCTTCTACTGTCCCCCACTATACCACGTGGACATTAGAGACGGCTTTAGAACCGAAGAGGACATTAAATCCAGACCCTTACAGGACGCCATAATCAACATCCTACTGGAGGCGTCTAACAACAAAGTGGAAAAAGTCCCTGCCTTAGTCCTCAGCAGCCCCTCTCACGAGATAAAACTTCGTACTGAATTTTGTTTACGTAAGGTGCTGGAGTTGATAGAATGAAACCTGTATATATTGTCGTCGTATTGCAAGATGCTCCTTTTCCAGCAAATGTAGAAGCATTTGCTACATATGATGAAGCAAAGGAATTTGCAGATAATGCCAAGATACAGTATGAGAGCAATAGAGTGTATATTTACGAGAGACATATTTGATAACTCTACTGTAAATACTGTAAAGTACTGTAAATTAGGAGAGGTGGTATAATGAGTGAAGAGGTATTTTTTGTGAAGTATATCTGCACGAATTGTGGTGCTGAGTGGATAGAGAAATTTAAACCAGATACGAGAATAATACAGGATTGGAAGGGCGTTGTTGTGATAGAGAACTACAGTAGTGTGTTTGGCAAGAGGAATATCTATCGTGTGAGATGTAATGTGTGTAAGATACAAGACGGTGTTAGGGTAGTAGAAAGAACACCACTTAAAGGGGAGTTGATGGACAGTGAAGGACGATTTGACGATAGAAGAAATAATCAAGTATGAAGGTTGGTGTGCAGTTGGATTTGAGTGTAAAGACTGTCCAGATAGGGATACATGCAAGCCAGATGAGTTTCCATTTGAGGAGGACTGATGAGTGATGAAGCTAATCCCATGTAAGTGGCTTGACTACGAATCTGAGTACGACGCAGAACTTAGGACTTGTGAACCTGATTTTCCTGAGGTTAGATACTGGTACAGACATAACGTACCATATAAAGGTGCACCAAGGAGAGTACAGTTCTGCAAAAAGCGTGGCAGAATCAACGGCATTTTTCAGTGTTATACAGGAGAGATGAGTTGCTATGAACCAGCTGAGGAGAGCTGATGAGCGATGGGTAAATGTAAAAACTGTCCGTATGAGTTATACCGAATTGTAAGGATTCAGGAAAAGCTACCTAGTGCTTGTGATGTTTGTGTGTTTAAGGAGGATGAATGAATGGAGTCAAAACTGCTCTCTTTTCCAAAAGTAAACCGTATAGACAAGCCAGCATTAAAGGATGTGTTGGACGGTTTTGTATACGTTTTGGAGAAAGTAGATGGCAGTCAGTTCAGGATTCTAATAGACCCAAAGACTCAGACGTGGGATTGTGGGAGTAAGTCAGTAGATGGTAAGGAAAATATAGACTACAAGATGTTTGAGGTTGCCATTAAAAGGGCTGAAGAAGTTGCACAGAGGTATTTCGAGAATTTTGATGACCCAATTGTTCTATACTGTGAGTATCTAAAAGAGCCAAAACATAACACACTCCAGTATGCACATGTTCCGAAGAACAACTTGTATCTGTTTGCAGCTTATTCCTTGTCAAAAGAAGATGAGATAGTACCAGAAGGCTTGGAGTATATTGCACGTAAGTTGGAGATAGACCCACCAAATGTTCTTGATTGCGGAGAGTTCAACGTGGAAGACTTAGAGAAGTTCTTAGACACCAAGAGCTATCTTGGAAATGAGTTAGTCGAAGGTATTGTTTTGGTAAATACATCCAAGCTTGCACTGCCACCATACGATGCTTTGAACTGGAAGAAGAGAGCTAAGCTGGTCAGAAAGGAGTTCCAAGAGTTGAATAACCAAGAGTGGAAACAAAAGAAGAAACCACTTGAGACAAGATTCATTGAGACGTTTGTAAACGAAAATAGACTCCATAAAGTGATAAACAAGCTAAAAGAAAGTGGTGCTATTAAAGGGGAGATGAGTGATTTGCCGTTGATATTTGAAGAATATTGGAAGGACTTACTTGAGGAAGAGTCAGACACAATAGCACAGATGACTGTTGATTACTTCAGACGCAGAGGTCAAAAGATTATCACAAAGTGGTATAAAAATATTGTTAAAAGGTGATATTTGTGAATATTGAGTATATTGATTTTGAGAACCTTGTTTGGACAGACATAAAGACAGCACCAGTATATGGTAGAACATTAGTAGTCAAAAATTTAGGAGGCATAGACCATATAGAGCTATATCTGGTCTACAGAAATTTTGAGGAAACTATAACAGTAACTAAGTACATCGGTCATGTTAAAAATGCAGATACAATGACATTTCACAATGTTACATATGTCGAGTTAGCAGAAAACGTATTGAAAATATACATTAAATCTTCAGATTGCGATTCAATAATTTAAGTGTATCCAGAAGTAAAGAGAAGAAGGTGAAAAAATGAAGGATCTAATAGGATATAGATGTAACGTATGGTGGTTGTATCAGAGGTGTTGAGCATGGAGTTCTATGAACCAAATGTTGAAGAAGAACATCCAGTTGTGTTCAAGTTGGTTTGTGTTGCTAAGAAATGTAGATATCGAGACAATGTAGCGTGGCTTGAGCTTACAGATTGTATAGACTGTCCATACTTAAGAGTATATAGAGAATAGGTGATTACATGAGGGATCTAATTGGTTATAGATGTAATATATGTGACTATGAGTGGTTTGTTCCGAGATGGTTAAACAAACCAATGTGCTGTCCAAATTGCATTAGTAGAGACTTTAAGGAGATGAAAAAATGAGAGTAATATCTAAAGACATTCTCAATGAGCTCAAAGATGACTAAATAGGTGAAGAATTATGAGCACTGGCTATACAGTATGGGAACTTAGTGATGAGCAGCTTGAGGAGTTGTATAATGCTGCAGATGAGGTAGTTCTTGAATACTGTAGTGAGTGTACGTTCAAAGGAGATGTGTGTCGTTATTTCTTTAGATCAATATGTCCAGCACTATGGAAAGCCATAAGAAGTAGAATTCACGAAGAAATCTCCAAAATGGTGGAAAAATGAGGTGGTGTGAGTATGGGATGCTTTCTTGATGACTTGCTTGAAAAGCTTGTCCAGAATTTAGACAACACTGAGAAGGCAAAGGAAATTGTCGAACAGATACGTGAAGCATGTATTGAATGCAATCGACGCTGGATGGCAACGATGATGTACAGCTCCAACTGATGGTTAGACCACACTGCAGACATCCTCTGAGAGCTAATATAACCCACTTCTCATCCACTTTATGAACGGCACATATGTTGTTATACCTTTGGATTTTAGAATGCGTCAGAAGCCGTCATATTGCATCTCAGAAGGTGTTTATATATCACGAAAAGTAAACGTGAGGTGATGTCATATGTGTGAGAAAGCGAGAGAGATAAAGTTTAGAGCTTAGGACAAGAAAAATATGGAGATGGCATATGATATAGTAATCGGAGAAGACTTCTTTGCCACCGGTTGGTTTGTAGATGATTACGGAGATATTGTCGCAATTTCAGATGACAATTGGAGAAACAGATACGTGATTATGCAGTACACTGGTCTAAAAGATAAAAACGGAAAAGAAATTTATGAACACGATATAATCCGCATAGAAAGATGGACACACGAATATATATGCCACAAGTGTGGTTATCGTAGATCCAGTGACGCTCTGGCAGTTGTAGTTTGGTTAGATGACAATGATATTTACCCAGCATGCTGGGCAATGAAAATTGTGAAAACATCTGCAAGACATACAATGAACAACGTCTATCCTATAGACGTAAGCGATTTAAAGGACATCGAAGTAGTTGGTAACATATATGAAAACCCAGAGGTGGTGACATGAGAATAGTCTTACCTTTAAAGGTTGCCTGTGATCTGTTGAGGTCTAGAGAACTGCTCGATGAGTTAGGCGACAATTACAATCTAAGAGGTGCATATCTACGTAAGATAGAGAACCTGCTATCGTTGTATGGTTTGTCAATGGAGTATTTTGACCAGATATGCGAGGCGATACGAAAAGGAAAGATAGTGTAGTGATAGAGCTGTATCCACGAGTGTGGCGTCTTGGTATTCTCAAAGATCCAATATTCAGCAAGGCAATAGCAGAGTTACTCAAAGATCCAGTGATTCTTCTCAATATGAGAGATGCTCTTGATAGGCTTGAAATACTTGTTGCTAAGTGTGCGTTGAAGGAGTACGAGGAAATTTTAAAAGACGTGGAAGCTGTTTTAGACGAGGTGAGATGCAACTATGAGTGGTGCAAAAAGAAGTACGGGTGGTGGAGACACGCAGAGAGGGATACCGATTTGTGTAGAGCTTGACCGAGAACACGTTGAGTTTCTTGTGAGATTTGCAGAAGCACATGACTTGGACTTGAAGGAAACGCTTGAGACGATTATTGAGAGGTTCGTCGCACGGAGTCTCAACCTGCGGACGAGATACGTTTTAAGGGCTTTGGAATTAGCCCGTTTAAAGGCTGCCAAAATTGAATACGAAATAGTTCTCAAAGCATATAACAACATGATAAGCACGTACAAGATGCTGAGAGAAGATGTGGAAGCACTCATACGTGCTCTTGAAGATGAAAAAGTGCTCGTGGAGTTCGATAAGCTCATGGACTGTATAGACATGGTTGGCTTCATGCCAGATAGAGTACGGGAAGCATGCAGCAAGACCATAGAGAAGATAGAGTGGCATCTGAGCAGATATTACGGTATAGTATTTGACCTTGAAGAGTTCATGCGTGAGATTTGGCTTAAGGACAGGTCTCCAGAGGAGTATATCATTATGAAGACAAGAAGAGATGACAGCACGTATGGTGAGAAGTATGAAGATATAGATAGTGAGATGTTGGAAATGCGTTGAGTGGTGGTGTGTTGCCGTATTTGACCATAGACCGACAGATGAGGAGATAAAAAGCAGATTTTGCATGCCAGATGAGGTAGAGAAAGTAGCCACCAAGTTAGAGCACATCCTTAACAGGGATTTAGACAAGACCATTGACGTGTTGGTTGGTTTGAATAACGACCCAATAGTTGAGAAGATAGAACCTGAACCGTGGTGATGTAGTATGATAGATGTTCGGAAGAAAGAATGTTGGATAGAAAAGGGTAAAGTGTGTGATGTAAACATGGCTTATTCAGAAATATCGTCAGCAGACTGTATTGCGTGTCAGTTGGCTAAGCTTCGTAAGACATTGGAATCTGTGATGAAAGATATGGTGGCTCTGGACTAAGACTCATACATCCCTTCAGAGCTAATCTAAGGCACTTCTCATCAACTTTACGACTCAACCATATGTGATTATACCTTTGAAACACAGACTTCATCAGAACGGCTCAGATTGCATCTCAGAGGGTATTTATATACTACCAAAAGTTTATATACTCTAAGGGGGTGTGGCAGCTATGTATGTGGTAGATGCACGAGATTTTAAGTGGATAGTGAACGGCGTTTTTGAGCACACACAGTGTGTCTATCTGAAACCCATTGACGGCAAACTGACAGCTTCTTTCCGTGACCCTGCTATGGCTGCTTTTATCGTCCTATCAATACCATGTGAGCAGCAACCTGAAGAACCATTTGACTTGGTATTCGACATGAACAAAACCACAACCAAGTTCATCAAAAAGCTCAAAGACAAAGTGTCTATTGAGCTTGGACAAGGCTTCTATGTTATCAAAAGCGGTAACTTGACGTATCGTCCACAAATCGTGAACAAAGAGTTTGCAAAATACGAACAACTTGACTTAAATAAATTTAGCTTTAACCTGCATGTTACCATCGACGCTAAAGACTTTAAAGATGCAGTGTCCCTTATAGACCAGATTGATATTGCATTGCACATAGATGGAGATACATTCAAAGTATACGGTATGGAATATGGCAAAAAGCAAGATATAGAAGCAGAGATAGAGCTGGATGCAGATTATGGTGAATACGTGAGCTACTATGCGAGAGATTATCTGAAGTATATTGCAGACATGGCTAAAGACACGATAGCATTCCACTTTAACACTCAGCAGGACATCTATCCTTTAAAGGCGGACTTTACAGAAGATAGCTTCGTGGTATTAGCTCCAAGAATAGTAGAAGATGAGTGATATGAGTTACTCAGTTAATGACATTTTCAAGGAGACAAAGTACGTGATATCCAATCGCATAAAGACAATAAAAACCAACACACGAAAACTTGCAAGGAGAATAGCTGTGGACTTGGGTAGAGATTTGTTAGATGCTGAGTGTTTCACAATGACTGACTACTACTATCTCAAAGCGATGACTAGCGTAAAAGACCTGACACTGGATGAACTTGAAGAGCACATAGACAGCATGTTTGAGAGAGTGCAAGATGCGTTTATCCACGTTGGCATTGAGAACGGACAGATATACAAGAAGACAAGCAGCTGGTCGGTTTTGTACTACCTGTGGCTGGTGTTGGACAAACATAAGCTGTATCTTGTGCGGGATATTGTCAGTTTACTACCAGAGTATTTGGTCACAAGTCCACAGTCATTCACAAACAGACTGAGGTTCTTAAACACACACAACGCATTGGTCAGGGTAAACATCAATAAGAGACTCGTGTATTGGGGTTTACCAACTGTAGTGGACGAACTGGAAGACAAGTATGAAAAGGTAGAAGGACAGTTGATATACATTTGCAGGTGACGGATATGGATCGTGAGCTGAAGTTTAGAGTATGGGACAAAACACAGAAAGCTATGATACATGCAGATGATTTTATACATGCGGCTTCAGAAAACAAACTATGTAAAGAAGTCTGTCCAGCGATAGTAGATGGCATTTTAGATTGTGATGAGTGGTATCCTGTATGTTGGCATAAATTGACATACTTGATATATCTTTATTCTAAAAAGGACGACTACATTATCATGCAATACAGTGGTCTAAAGGATATGAATGAAGTGGACATATACGAAGGAGATATAGTGTTTTACCACTTTCCAGCATCTTTGGAAGAGATATATAAACACTACAAATTTGATAACTATATATTCAGTGGATACATGGTTGTAGAATACAGCAAAAACCATGCAGCATTTATTGCTAAGACTAAAGATGGATTTTGGAGGCCACTTGCACATAACCACCAGTTTATGGAAGTAGTTGGAAACATTTTTGAAAATCCAGATCTGTATGAGGAGGTGATGTGAATATGGTGAGTAAGAGAGAGTTGGTTGAGTATTTAGTGGAAAACGGTCTCAGTGCCGTGGATGCGGAGAAGTTTGTTAACGAAGCCTTTGAGAAGTGGAGAGAAGCCAAGCCCAATCTTGAAGAGTACCAGATTTGGGACTTGGTTCAGACAAGCGTTAAGTTGTATGCCAGAAAGCTCCGACGTTATGGTGGAGTTAAGTTCGAAGTGCTTGTTCTCGGTGTAGATAGACCAAGAGACATCTACGAGAGGTTCAAGAGGGTTGCAATGAGAGCATACAATGAAGATCCAAGTCAGGCAATACTTGATGGCTATGTAAAAGTTGATGACGATGGTAAGGTCATTCCTATTGATTACAGAAAGGAGCTTAGTGATGGTAGACCGAATCCAAACTACGGTAAGCCATTGCCAGAAAGAATAGTCAGAGACGCTATTGTCATCGCTAATCAGATTAGTGGTGATAAAGCAATACAGAACAGACTTGCAGTGCTATCTGGAGATTTGCCAGAGTTTATTGTTGGCAGAAGATACGTGGTTACAGCAAAGCCAACTGAAAGAAATGGCACACTGTATCTGAACTATGCACCACTTGGCACTGAAGAAGCTGGAGTGGATGATCCTAAAGAGCTGTACAAGCAGCTTGTCAAAGACCTGACGGACATGGATGCACTTGTTGAGCTGAAGACTGTTGAATCATGTGATGGTTACGAGACAATCGTCACAAAGGCACTTGTCATGGATGCAGTAGACACACAGAGGGGTACAATACTGACTGTCGAAGACATCGACAACCCAACTGGTGGTATCACAGTCTACTGCGACACAATCGTTCCAGTCGAGCCAAGCAGTGAGGTGCTCATCACCGGCAGAGTTATCTTCAGAAACGATGAACCAACCATTAGTGCATTTGGTGTTATCGTAAATCCAGAGACGATACAGGAGGTCAAAGAAGTTCTGATGGACTTGTCCAATATCGAGTGACATGACACACTGTCCTTATTTTAATTTTTACAAGAGAAAATGCAGAATAGATGGACATTACAGACCTTGGTGTGCTACCAAGTTTTACAAAGAATGTAGAAGGTATCGTTTGGAAGAAGTTAAGGTGAAATGAATGAAATGGAGTGAGTTTGAAAGTATTTTATACAACAATGTTCTTCCAGAAGGAACTAAGAGAGCTGAAGTGTTCCATGATGTAGCTATTATGTGGATGTTCTATATGCTTGTTGAGGAATTGAATAACAGAGATGTGCAAACAAAGATAGAGGAAGCTATTAAAGCATGCTGTGAGATTCTATTGGAAGAAGAAGTTGAAGATTTTAAATGGTGAGATGGATGAAGCTGGCTAAGAAGGGTAACGTAAAGGTAGAGCAGGTAGAAGCACCACCGAGACCAGTTGGAGAGATATTCAGACCGGCAACAGAGGTTAAGCCGATAGAAGGTCTCAAGATACTCGTTTGGGGAGCTACCAACACAGGTAAAAGTCACTTCTCGTTGACAGCACCAAGACCGACCTTTGTTATAGACACAGAGTTTGGCATAGCACCGATTAAGCACAAGCACAATCAAGATGATTTGTGGATTCTTGAAGTGGCTCAGTTCGACCCTGTTGTTAAAGATGTGGACATATCCAGAAGCCTTGAGTTGCTTGAAGAAGCTTTAAGGAGCGTCATATCTTACATAGACGACAATCCAGACGTTAAAGGGACGATTGTCATTGACAGCATAACTGACGTGTGGTCTTGGCTTGGTATCTGGCTGGATGAAGAAGCTGCAGAAAAGAGAGACTCAAGTGGTAAGCCATACCAATTCGAGTGGGGAAAGGCTAACAGACGCTACTACAAGATGATTCTCAAATTGCTGAGGTCTAAGTGGCATGTTATCGCTACAGCCAAAGAAGATGTAGTGAGAGATGAGAAAGGCAATCCTACGAATCAGCATATGCCAAAAGTCCAGAAAAACACCGAATACTGGTTTGACATCATTATGCGATCAACACTCGTTGACAAGAACACGAGGAAGTTTACAATAACCAAGTTCAGATCACTTGATGTGTATACGACATTTACCAATCCAACATGGAATGATGTGGCTAAGTTCATTGAAGAACAGCTCAAGGCACCAATCAAGTGATTTCCATATTTTTTAGTGCAGATGGTGATTAATATGATTGTAGACACTGCTGGATTACAGGAGGAGTTAGTAGAGTTGATAAAAGACAATAAACTTGTACCTGTTGTATCTGTGGACTTCTACATACATCCACAATACAACATAATCGGTATAAAAACTTCTGAAGACAAGATTTACACTATAAGTTATATGTTTCCACAAATTCCAGACGACTGTGAAGAAGACACAGAGTATTCAATACGTAAAAGTGTTGTATTGAGATCATTGCAAGCATTAATTGAGCCAGTATTTGATGAGATTGTTACTGTTGTAGTAGGTATTGAACCACAGAAAAAGAGAAATCTAATTAAAGAGATAGAATCTACTGTAACCATACTACACAACTTACAAGACTATCTCTCCAACCTAAAAAGGAAAATCGTTGAGTTGTAACGAAAGAAATTTATTTTTTTAGAGGTGTTGCGTTGAGTTCTGATGGATTTGTGTGGGTTAGAAAATGTCCAATGAGTTGGAAGGATGAAAGATACGTATCTGTTCACAGAGTGTGCTTTGCATGCAATTATTGGCTTGGTTGTAAGAATAATAAGCCAATATTGATAAGAAAAGAGGAATTATACTGATGGGGGGTTGTGAAATGGATAGGTGTAAGCTGTATCTTGGAGATGCTTTGGAAGTTCTAAAAGAGTTGCCAGAAAATTCTGTTGATTCCGTTGTTACAGACCCGCCATACGGGCTCAGGTTCATGAATCAGAAGTGGGATTACGACGTTCCAAGTGTTGAGCTGTGGAAAGAGGTTTTGAGAGTTTTGAAACCAGGTGGCCATTTACTTTCATTTTTCGGAACGAGGACATATCACAGAGGGGTAGTGAACATAGAGGATGCAGGGTTTGAGATTAGGGATATGATTCAATGGCTCTATGGAAAGGGCTTCCCGAAAGGCATGGACATAAGCAAAGCAATAGACAAGGAGTTTGGGAAGTTAGAAGAGAAAAGAGTTATCGGAATTTCTCAAAAGCAACCAGCAGGGTTTATTAGGCATGGTAGAACGGATGAAGAGGTCTTTTTCGGAACAGATGAACATAGAACACCTGCATTGATAACCAAACCAGCAACACCAGAAGCAGAGCAATGGCAAGGATGGAACACCTCGCTTAAGCCTGCTAATGAGCCTATTGTTTTAGCGAGAAAACCGATTAGCGAAAAGAATATTGCTCAGAATGTGCTTAAGTGGGGAACTGGTGGGTTGAACATAGATGCCTGTCGTATTCCTGTAAACACTCCACGCCCCTTGATTATTCTCAAAGGTGGGGTCAGCAAGTATGGTATTTATGGTCACGGTGTTCATAACAGCAAACATGGTGGTTATACTATGCAAGATCGCTTTCCAGCCAATGTCATTCTCGACGGGGAAGTGGCTAAGATGCTGGATGAACAAGCACCTAACGCTTCCCGCTTCTTCTACTGTGCTAAAGCTGGTAGAGATGAGAGATTTGCATACTGTAGAACATGTGATGAAGTGATACCACAAAAAGACGCCAATAAGCACAAAGGACACGACATGGTATTCCATCCAACTGTAAAACCACTCAAACTTGTGGAGTATCTCGTCAAGCTTGTGACTCCTCCAAATGGAACGGTTCTCGATCCTTTTTTGGGAACAGGAACTACCGCCGTAGCAGCACTGAATTGTGGATACAGGGTGATTGGAATTGAGATTAATGAAGAGTATTTCCGTATAGCAAAGCACAGAGTGAGTAGCATATCTACATCCATTACTGACTTTTTAAAGTAGTGGTGACATAATGAAAGTGGTGTACATTTGCTCACCATTTAAAGGTCGCAAAGAGAATATGGCAAACGCAATAAGGTATTGTAGAAAAGTTGTCGATATGGGACATATTCCAATAGCACCCCACGTATACTTTCCTCAATTCATGGATGACAACAATCCATTAGATAGAAGAAAAGCATTAGAGATGAACAAGAGACTGATGGAGTTCTGTGACGAACTCTGGGTTTTTGGAGATGATATAACTGAAGGAATGGAAAAAGAAATCGAATACTTCAAAAAGATTAAAGGCAACAATAAGGTCAAACAAGTTACATCAATCAAATAGCAATTACGGAGGTGGTTCTAATTGGAATGTGTGGTCAAACCAGAAGAAATGGACGGTCTGCCAGTAAACAAAATCATAAATGGGGATGTTTTAGAAGCTTTGAAAAGGCTGCCATCAGATTCTATTGATTGTATTGTCACTTCACCACCATATTGGAGTCTCAGAGATTACGGAGTAGAAGGACAGATAGGTCTCGAACCGACACTTGATGAATACCTTGACAAACTTCTTCAAGTTACAAAAGAGCTTAAGCGGATTCTGAAACCAACTGGCGTTATGTTTTGGAATCATGGAGACAATTACAGTGGGTCACTCAGAGGATTCGATAAGAATGGAAAGAACTATGTCAAATCCGAAATACAATTGGGAAATAAAGGTTCATTCGTTATGCCACCAGATTGGAACAAAATAAACATTCCAAGAAAATCACTTTGTCTTCAAGCCTCACGCTTAGCTATTCGTATGATTGATGAACAAGGCTGGATTCTCCGCAACGACATCATATGGCACAAACCAAATCACATGCCAGAGAGTGTTAAAGATAGATTCACAAAAGCATATGAGCACGTTTTTATGTTTGTGAAGAAAGAAAAGTATTGGTTTGACTTGGATGCGGTGAGAGAGCCGCATTTAAACAAATATAATACTTGTGCCTCGAGGCGAGAAGATTGTTCAACTAATCAATATGCAAAATCTGCTCACGGGCCAGAAGACTACCATCCACTTGGTAAAAACCCCGGTGACGTCTGGGTTATCAACACTGAACCATTTCCCGAAGCTCACTTTGCAGTTTTCCCGACTAAGTTGGTTGAACGTTGTATTTTGGCTGGTTGTCCAGAGTGGATTTGCAAGAAGTGTGGGAAACCAAGAGAGAGGATTGTTGAGAAAATCGGTAGAGTACAACAACATTGGGCTCCGGGGACAAGCACTAAAGCAGAACTTGCTAAAGGACGACATGGATCAAGTAGTACTCTTGTAACCGGATATAAATTCATTTATCAAACTATCGGTTGGACAGACTGCGGTTGCAACGCTGGTTGGGAATCAGGCATAGTGCTTGACCCATTTTTAGGTTCAGGAACAACAGCACTCGTAGCACTGAAATTGGGAAGGAATTTTATTGGTATAGAGCTAAATGAAGAATACTGCAAGATGGCTTACAACAGAATCAGAGACCATCTGAATCAACAAAGACTAACAGAATATCTGTAACACCAATCAAGTAGTAACTCTTATATTTTTTAATGTAAAAGCATTGTCATGAATTGTCAGGGATGTCTGTATGCAACACCAATCTATGACGTAAACGAAGATATACCACCCCATCTTTTATACGAAGATGTTGTGTGGTGTAGTTTTTTAGAAGAATTTATAGTCCAAACACAGGAGAAGTGTGTGTATGCTTTGTATGCTCAAAGATAAATACATAAGGAAATCAATGTTAATAGACTACTGGTATTGTCCACGTAGATTCAAGTATCGATGGATAGACAGGATTGAAAGAGAAACCTCCTATATGGCACATTTCGGTACAATGTTCCACGAAGCAGCAGCACAGTATGCAATCAGCGGAACTGTTCCAGAAACTGAATACGATTTTCTCAACGAGTGGCTATCCAGACTTGTGGTGTTCGACGAAGTGTATTCGACAAACACGAAAATATACGCTGTAGAGCAGGAATATATCTCAGATGACTTAAAAATAAAAGGCACAATTGACCGCATAGATGTCTTCGACAATGGCACGTACAGAATCGTGGAATACAAAACTGGAGCTGGAGCAAACTTAGACATGTTACGGAGAGAACTGCACTTCTACTACCTGCTCTTTACCTCTGCTGAACAGGACAAAGAAGTCAGCCTGCTTTGTGTCTTCAATCCCAGAAAGGAGCTGTACATCGAATTTACCCCCACCAAACGCATGGTCAACTCTGTGAAAAAGAAACTCAATCAACTGCGTAGCGACACCGAGTTTAAGATGAAATGGAACGAATATGTTTGCCCCAACTGTTCTTACTTCGACCTGTGTCTTGAGGAGGTGTTGTGATGCAGGCTACACTTCTTGACTTTGGTTGTATTGTAGAGCCATATAGAATAGTGTATCCAAAGCCGTATTTGTGGAGAAACAAAATAAAAAGCATACAGAAGAAGCTATCTGACTTTGGTATGGGGATAAAGACAAGGTCTCTGTGAGGTGACTATGGGTGACAGTAACATTCGATGATTTGTTAGATACTATGGTTGATATTGTTAAGAAAAGCAAAGTTCGTGCTAACGAAGAAAAACTGTATGCTGTTGGACAATACGCTATCGCAGTAGAGTGTATAGATAATGTTTGCTATAGTGCATATGACATCGCAATACGTAAAATATCTGTAGATGACGTTGAGACAATAGCTCATGTATTATTGGCATACTGGAACGAAGATTCTGAATTCACACTAACAAAAGTAAACATCTATTATTTCAAAGGACTGCTAAAATTTATGGATGAATACCTATCTTGTCGTGGAAATGAAAGCGGTGATTGATTCTCGTGAACCAGAGTTCTGGAAACAGCAGTTTTCAAAAGCATTCACAAAGAGAGGTTACAAAGTTGACATCAGAGCACTTGAGTTCGGGGATGTGTTAACTAACAATGCCATAGTAGAGCGTAAGACTGTTTTTGATTTTTTAAATTCCGTTATAGACAACAGATTGGATAGACAAATGAATGGCATTGTTCTGACAGCAGAGAATGAGGAGAAAGTTCCAGTCTTGTTGTTGCACGGTAGATACTACGACCTGCAAGATGTGATTTGTAACATAAGTAACAATCCACAAAAACTTCTAGAGTTGTTTCACGGAGCTATTGCATCGGTTTTATGCAGGTACAACGTCGTGGTTTTGTGGATAGAAAATGACTCAGATGCAGCAGAAGTTCTTGTCAGATTGGTTTCCAAGATAGACGAAGAGAAGTACCTCATGCCCAGAACCAAAGATAGAAAGTTGCTCCTTGCGAGGTTACTGGGTTTAACCACACGTCAAGTGAGGGAGTTAGCCAAGCAGTGTGGTTCTGTTTACAACATAGTCAATGCAGACGATAAAGTATTTCTTGGTGTTAAAGGTATAGGGAAGAAAAGGTTAAGTAACATAAAGAAGACACTTTTCGATAAGCTTTAAAGGGGTGATGTAAGTGGATTGGGATGATGGTTTAGTGGTCGGTATCGCCATCATCATTCTGGCAGTGGTAGTAGCCTGTGCAGTATGGATAGTTGGTTCAGCATTTGAGATACTATTAGGTGCAAGCTGGACTTTGCAACAGAAGGTTGTTGTTGGTGTGGGACTTATGATACTGGCAAGCCTTGCAGGTGCTAATGTGAATATGAACAAGTGAGGTGGTCAGTTGCAAGACTATGAGCTATTTGGTCTATCTGAAGAGAGAGGAGTAGAAATAACTGCAAAAGTGTTGTATTTCATGGTTCAATACGACCCAACAAGTGTAGCTAAGATACTGACCAAAGAGTTCTCTGGTGATGAGCTACACTATGCTATGTTCACGTATGGCTACTGGGTTGGATTGTTCAACAGTGGTGAGTATGCACCAGCCGCAGAGAGACTGTACGATGACATAAAGGTACTTGTAATGGTCGGCAATTGCGATTACAAAGTGGTTGAAGAGTATATAAAGAACCTGTTCTCCACAGAGAACGATGAAGATGATAGCATAGGTGGAAATATGGACTACATAATGTGATACGTATGATTTACGATGAGATTATTGATGAGCTACGCTCACGCAGTGTTTACAGGTGCGAGACATATGCACCGTACTTCATAGCGTCGATGGCTACTCACCTTTTCAATTTATACAACAGAGAGAAGCGGGTGTATTATGAAGCTGGCAGAGTGCCATCGTTGAGAGCACACATATTGTTTGTAGCTCCACCGGGTGGAATGAAAAGCTTCTACTTAGAGCAGTTTCTCAGAGACGAGTACAGCATACTGAGAGACACAGGGATACCGTTTGGTTTTGAAAAGAAGATGACTGAAGCCGGTTTCGTAGGCAAAATTGAGACGTTCAAAGCATATGGTGAAACTCATTCTAAGATAGTCTATGGTGCTGCAAAGGAGTATGACAAAGGCATAATTGGCTGTGAGGAGTTTGCAGGCATTACTGCAGCGTTTAAACAAAACTATGGAGCTGGTCTTGAAGACCAACTCCTAACAGCGTTGGATAGTGGTCATATCGAAAAACGTGTTGGTGATGATAGCATCAAATACAACACTCAGTGCACTCTTTGGGCTGGTACTCAACCAACGAGGATTGATATAAGCTCAGGACTTGGTAGACGATTCATGTTCCTGCTGTTCATTCCATCAGACAAAGAACGAGAGGAGCTACTGCAACACTGGTGGGAATCAAAGAACAAAAGACCAAACACCAAAAATCTGTTCAGACTACGAGAACGCATCTCACGGTTTAGTGAAATGCTCAAAGTGATCAAAAGAATAGATTTTGATGACAACATCCTCAAGTTCTACATGAAGAATGGCATACAGCCGTATGAAGGGAGCTACTTGGACAGATTACTCATCGGCTATACACTCTCTCGCTATGGTGTTAGTGAAACCGTATACATCACAATAGATAGCAATGAGCTAAAGCATTTGCTGAAGCAACAGATGGTCTGGAGAGAACAAATAGGATTCGGTGCTGACCTGATGCAGATATACTACATTCTCAAGAAAGACAGTGAGCACGATTACACGTTAGAACTGAAAAAGCTGTATAGATTGATCACAAAGATGGGTATTGATATTGAAAGTGCCAACAAGTTCATTGCTAAACTGGCTCAGCTTGGTATTGTGAAGCGTTCAGGAGCGACGATAAGTCTGGTACATGACATGTGGGATGATAGTGAGGTGATGTGATGGGTTATACGGTTTTGAAGTTTACAGCTACGTGGTGTATGCCGTGCAGGTTGCTGGACAAAGAGATTGATGAGATAAAAGATGAGTATGATTTTGAGCTGGAGAGTATCGACATAGAGAGAAATCCAGATATGGCATTGAAGTACTCCGTGACAACTGTACCAACAGTGGTCATACTGAAAGACGGAATACCCATCGATAGAGTAAATGGCTACTCTAACCTGTCAGACTTTAAACGGTGGTTAACAAGCCATGTCCCCAAGAAGTCTGAGTGATCCAGAGAGAACAATACAATGTCCAGTGTGCCAACGAAGATTTAAGAACATATGGAGTCTACGAATACACTTTAAGAAGGCTCACCACAATCAAGGGCAGTGTCCTCGCTGTGGTAAAGTGTTCAAAGACCTGCCCAAGCACTACCGCAATGCTGCATTTAGAACAGGTGATATACTGTACAAAACACTCTACGTGCTGACAGTGAAGAAGACAAGAGGAATACCATCAGAATGGTTAGACCAAGTGGAAGAATACCTTACTGTCAAGGAGTAGCATACACATCTAATCTTAGCCGTTCTCATCAACTTTTTTGTTGCACACGTGTAAAACCATTAGGTCAAACCGCAGACGAGATGAGAGGTGGGTTATATTGCATCTGAGAGGCTTCTGGCAGATGGTTGAAACCGCAGTTTGCAGCAGGTATACTGAGTTTAAAAAATACTATCTGGAACAATGGCTATATGTGTTGCCAATACGCAAAGTCGTAGCAGAAGTTACATTCCATTTGGTTATGAGTCTTGCAGTTTGGAGCTGCATTGTTCACATCACTGTGGGGGTGATAAAGTGTATGCTGTGCAACTAACGAATATAGTTTGCTACTTTTTTATCATCTTCTTCTGCTTTGAACAGGTAATATCCACGTTGATACATGTGAAAAGACCATATCACGATAAGCTCTTCTATTGTGTTGCACGAATCGATTAGCTCTTCCATGTCAATCTCTTCTTTCTCTGTTATTTTGTCAAGCAACCACTGGTTACCATTTTCGATAAACTCATCTGCGTAACGTGTACCTTTGCGTATGCACTTTTTCATTAAAGATTTAAGATAAGATAGGTCACAGGACATTTTGGATGACCTCCACACGACTTTGTTCGGGGTAGATTTGGACTAAAGGAGAGCCAATTATCAGAGGTTTAAGCAGTTTCCTCTCCACGTAGGATGAGTCTCCATTTTCATACGCTCTCAGGTAGCCACCAGTTACCACAAATGTTTTTTCTTTGGTCACCAGTTTACCAGCTTTGTTGACGCCGAAGGTAACAGACTTGGTTGATATGAGGTCATGAAAGTGTGCTTGCAGGTATATGTCTGCATCAGCTATTTGGGCAAGCTCTTCCAGTTTGCGTACCCTTCCTTGTCTGGTCGATACGTTAGCTCCACCGTGGACAAGGAACATGGTGTATGATTCATAGTGTGTGCTGCGTTTAAAAGACAGATAAAGCAGTGCTGTCATTCCCATGTATGCTGCACCAAGCTGTTTGGCTATGTAGCGGGAGATGTCTATCTGGCACTTTTGACGCAGTTTGTCTTCGTGGTTGCCAGTCAGCACACCTATGCATGTGTCTTTGTATGGGAGTAAACAATCCACGATTGTGTCCGCATGGTCAAGGATAATATCACCAAGAGAAGAGTTGCGGTAGTCAAATCTTGGGTCAGTTATTACAATGGAGTCAATCACGTCACCCATCAAGCACCAGTATGTGTTCTCGTTGTCAAGCACTTTTACTGCCCTTTTAAAGGCGTCAAAATCGCACAGGGTAGAACCGTAGTGCAAGTCACCTAATGGCAGAATAGAAATGTAATCACTTGGTGTGCTATATTCAAATGAAACTTTACCAGTGTACATTATATCATCTGTGTTCTTGTTAGATATAAAATTATCCAATTGGCGATAATTTGTATTATCAATATGATCAAGCTTATCTTCAACCCTCTCAGGGAGTTATCCATCTCCTTGTGCCACTCCAGATGGTGCTGCAGTTTCTCAGATAACACGCCAACATTCACCTCCACTTTGGTCAGTCTATCATGGTCGTCGGAAACGTGTTTCTCAAGCTTGTCCACTCTTTTACCCAACTCATTCTGCACTGCTGTCAACCTACCAATATCACCGTTATACGACTTGGTCTCACCCATAACCAACCCTACCAGAACATGATATACTCCAACCTGTCTGATGGGATTATCTGAGTCTCACCGTTGCTGTAAGTGAGCTCTATTTCTCTTTCATATATGCCATATAGATTCGATGTATCCGTCCAGTCGTGCATTATTTTGCCATTGCTGGCATCCACTATTGTGCAAGACCCCGAATATGCTACTTCACCAGTAGATATATCTGTGAGCTTTATTGTTATGTCAGAGACGTCAGTTAAATCCAGAGGAGTGTTGTCATCCCATGTCAATTCTATGACCATTGGAACATTTGTGCCCCTTCTTATTTTAATCATATCCTAACATCACCTCACTTAGGTCTGGATTTTGTCTCCACACGACCAAACATAGACCTGACACCTCTACTAACGAGTGAGGATAAACTCCCCTTTCTGACAAACGACGATATTCCCCCTCGTATATAGTACAGTCCACGTCTCCAAGCACTGTCTATTATATTTATGACCTCACTGAGTGTCCTCTTGACACTTTTGGATGTGCTGTCAACGATGTATATGGTTTCTGTTAGTAACAGTTTAAGTTCTAATCTTGAAACGAAGTTATCAATCAAGTTTACTATGTCGTCAAGGTATTTGATTGTACTCCTTTTGATGTTATCTGCTAAACTTATACTTTCTACAATAAGCCTCTGCGATTGCTTGTAAATGCTATCAGACACGTTTATTACTTCATCAAATAGTCTCGATGTACCTTTCACAACGCTATCGCTCAGAGCCAATGTATCTGCGAGATACTTAGTTATGTTCTTGCCAACGATGTTGTCTACCAAATTGATGCTCTCAGTAAGTTTCAGAAATTGCTTAGTAAAGTTGAAGTCCAAAATGTTGACCACTTCCAGTAGATTCTTAGTGGCATTCTTGGCTACTGTGTCAATAAGTGTGAGTGTTTCTGTAACTAAATGTCCAATGTTTTTCACTGTAGTGTCTGAAAGAGTTATGGTTTCACGTATTAGTTTAGAGCCACTCTTTGTAGTCGTATCGATAATGCCTATTGACTCGGTTAAAGTGAGTATATAACCTCTGATGTAAGACAATGTATCAGATAGATTAATTGACTCAGCGATGAGTTTGTTGCAAGACTTAATCAGACCATCTGCTACACCAAATACTTCTGCAAGTAATTTACCTGGTGACCTGGTTAAAGCGTCAACAACACCAATATCTTCGGAGAAAAACCTGCTTGTGATTTTAGAAGTGCTATCTATGATGTTTATTGTCTCAGCAAGTATATGTTTGAATATTTGTGTACCTATGACTTTGAGACCAATTGATGTATAACCAATGTCTTTAAAGACAAAGTGCCCTCTACTGTTTACATCTACTGTTTCAAATATGTAATTGCCTTTGCTGTCAAACTTCATACTAGGTTATATAAGACCTTGACAAGCCAATATGGTGCTGGTGAACTGAGTTTTGAAACTATCTCGTCTACTGTGTTACCATCTGTCTTTAGAAATCTAATCTCCTCTAAAAGCGTCATTAACCAACCACCTCTTCTATGTTCATACCAGTCAGCTCCTTAAATCTACCTGCTATGTCTACAAGCTGCTTCATCAACGTGGGCTGTGCTATGGGGTCTGTGAGCTGTGACTTGACTTCGGTATACTTTGCTATCAACTCCCTTGCCTGTTGCTCTTCATCGCTGTAATCTTTCCAGACTACGAACACTTGATTTGACTCTAAATTGACTCTTATCTCTGTCAAAGGATACTGAGCCTCAGATAGCTCTCTGAGCTGCTTCTCATATCCACAAGCCACATTCACTACTTCATTCACCACATCTCCAACAACTTCCTTACTTTCCGTTCTCATTATTCATCACCTCTTTACGATTAGAAACTTAACACCTGAGGAGTCCCAAAGTTGGCAGGGTCGGTGAACTTTGCGACTGCTATAAAATCAAACTTCATGTGTCCGCTTTGATATGCTGTATTATAATCACCTACACCATACTGCAGTTGAATGCTTGTTAAACTTGTCGAGCCTTGTTCATCCCATTCTGGGCGTTTCCATCTGAATAGCTGATTGGGAATGAAGATTTCCTCGCTAATCTGCCACACATCTGTATTTGCCGTTATACCAGTCCAATTGCTTTGCCAAACTAGTTGGATAGTAGGTTCAGTTGACTTATCAAAGACTCCACAATCAGAGCCAAATGGGTTCTGGTTAGCCTGTGAGCTGATATAACGGTTTCTCGTCTTGTTAGCTGAATCGAAAGTGCTTAAGTCCATCACCTTAGCTCTAACTATTATCGGATAATCAAAAGATTGAATGCTCTTTATCCACACTGCACCTCCGTTTCCGTATAGTTCCAAAATGCTATTGTCAACTTCTAACCGCCAATCTCCAGCCGTTCCACCATATTCCCATTTTGTTGTATCTAACTCGCTTCCTTCGAAATCATCAAAGAACTCGAAAACCTGCTCTACATTTTCATAACTACTCTTTGTCGCACTCGGATTCATATAAGCGATGTTCAGCTCTGTTGAGCCTGCTTCCACCTTTACCCATATTGTTGCTTGTTTGCTATCAAAGTCAAAGTTATCTATCCAAAAATACAGTTGAGACTTGGCTTCATCGAATGCTCTAATATCTGCTCCATCCGTTTTAACGTTAGCCCAAAAATCAGATGCCACGTCACCTTGTGCTTTCTGTGTACCATCCGCTGAATATACAGTAACATTAGTAGAGTCGATTTCGATTTTGTACTGTGCATACTCAGATGGTGAAGTCATAATTGGGATGTTGATGTATTTCGTCCATGCTCCACCACCATCGTTATCAAAACCTGTGTAACCAAGCACACCAAGAGAAATCCACTGTGAACCATTGTAATATTTCAACTTCTTCTCTGACGAATCGTAGTACAATCTACCTTCCACAGCCGTTGGTTCATCAACTGGTGTCAGGTCTTCATAGCTTGTTTGTACTGGCATACTATCACCCAGTATACTTTACTTCTTTCCACCCACTACCATCACAGTACTTTAACTTCTTTTCGGAGTTGTCATAGTAGACTCTACCTTCAACAGGTTCAGGTGAACTATCCAACGGAATAAAATCAATATATGACTTCTTAATTGGCATATCATATCACCTTCTGCCCTTTAAACCACAGCCCATTCTCAGTAATCTTGAAGATTTCCACACCTTTACTGTTGAGTATCCTCAAGCCATCATTCATCACATTACCATTTTCATCATACTCCGTAATTCTCCATTTGTTCTTGAATTCAATATCTCCAGAATACACAGTTCCTGCAAAGTAACCATCTTTAAGTTGATTCGAACTGCTTCCAAGATTATAACTGTTATCTGCAGTTGGAATAAAGTCCCCATCGAAGATGACATCTGATATTGAATGAGAATGTAACTCAGGTGGAAACTCATTTGGCTTGTCAGGTATGTTATCCCAAAATGGTGAGCTGAAGAAATCAGTTATCTTGCTTCTCGTTAAATCGGGAATTCTTGCAACATCCAAAGTTCCTGAAACTATCTGACTTGCATCGAGACTTACCTCATCAGCTCCACCAAGCTCGTGCTGAGCAGCATGAAGCTTAGCTGCATAAATTGTGTCGAGAATCTCTTTTGCTGTTGGAACTGATAACCTGCTACCAACATTACCCTGATAATAAACTCTCACAGTTGTTGACGAACCGCCTGATTCGTATCTTGCATAGAGTTTTAACACTAATCTGCTTCCACTTGCCATTACGTAATCACTTGGAAGAACGAGTGAAATTAAGAGGTCTTCTCTACCATTTATTACATCACTCAACGCAGATTCGTGGATAAGAGTTTCAGCACCACCATCCTGACGCTCATACAACCTGTAAAACAACCTAACAGATATGTTGCCTGTTGTTATCTCTGCTTGGCAGTGGAATACATAAACACCTAACTTTAGCACAGCCCCATTAGTGGGAGCTATCCATGTAGCTATTTCGTAATCACCTGCCGTATTAGATGAGTATTCAACATATGCTTCAGGTAGTTCTGGCACAGTTAAGCTCATTGATTTGTACTCTGCAACTTCACTATCCGCAGCGTCTAATAAGAAGTAGTTTATCCCAAGACCGACAGTTGCTAAATCAACATATAATTTTCTGGTTGCATCATATGAGTTCACTGGTTCTCCCAAATTGGTGATGAGTAATCCGTTGGCATCTAAGTCAGTTAACAACTGCAGACTGCCAATACTTTTTATGTCACTTGACTTTAGCCATTCCTCAGTAAGTCTCAAAGAGGGGGTTCTAATCATGCTTTTATCACCACCCCATCATATCCAGCAAGTATATCTGAAGAACCATTGTTCACAATTTGCAGATACACATCATACGTAACATAGAAGTTGAAAGCAAGCATTGAACCACTTGAAGAATAGACAGATAGTGTGTTAGTTCCGTCTGTGACTACGATGCTAACATTGGAAACAGAATCAGGTAGAAATATGTTTGTGACAAGCCACGCTTCAGTAGCCGAAGATGGTCTGATGTCGAGAGTTCCACCGTTGCCTGTTACAGTTGTCAAAGTGGTTATTGGATCACCAACTGCCATTGTAAATCACCTTTTTTGTAAAAATTTAAAGGGCATCACTGTACTGTAACTTCCCATGTGACTATCAATGAATCTCCATCCTGAACGTTGATAGCAGGGAATGTCTGTCTTGCAAGCATGTTTCCGTTTGTGTCTGCATCAAATATACCGCTTTCTTGTATAGTATACGAACCAGTGAAGTTGAACGTGGCTTCGAACTTGGCTGTATCGTCTGTGACGTTCTTCGTAATAACACTGTTTGTAGATGCCACTCTGTGTGATTCAGCACCGAGTGTCGTGTTTGTGCTGTCAAGAGCAAGCGTAGTTCCATCGTCAGTACCAATCGCAACGTATCCAAACGTCGTAGACAGATAGTTTGCAATCATTGCTTTGCCAGTATCAGTAACGAGGTCATCAGCAAACTTCTTGTAACCAAAGAACCTCAGCACTTTGACAAGCCACTGCATCAATGGGTGCTTGCTGGCTGTAACTCTGTGTTCAACTATTCTCCCATCTCTTATCAGCTTTACATCTAACTTATCCACAACACCTATACTTTCTCCAAGCATTTTTACATCACCTCTTTATTCTTAGTCTTAGCTCTCTTCTCCTTGAACTTATTAATAAAGCGATTAATTTTTTCGTCTAACACTTGATCTACACTGTTTTTTCGTTGATTATCTACAATCCTCTTCAGCTCCCACATTAGTTCTTCTTCACTCATCCTATCAACATGCTCTGCTCGGAATCCAACAACAAATATATCGTCTCCATCTTGTATCATAAAATTAACTGTGCCTCGCTCTACCTTTACTTTGATTATATCAAAGTCCACTTCAGGTGATTCTACTATATACGTAACCATCATATCACCTCTTAACTCAAAACAATATGAGTATATCGTCCACCAACGTATACACTGCCTTTTCCACTTGTTGGTACTATTTCTATAACGTTTTCACCAGATTGTAAATTTGCAGTTATATCTATTGTAGCCGTTTCTTCTGTACCACCAGTTATTGTGTCTACTGTAGAACCATTTACAATAACTTCTACATTGGAAGGATATGAAGATACATCTTGAACGTCTTCTGTAACGTTAGGATTATGACCAGTATCACTTGTAATATGACCATGACTGTTGTCTGGAATGGGATTAGCATGTTGTTTATCTACAATTGGATGATAGTGCCTACCAACAAAGTATGCATATGCCTTCAGTGTTACAACATCCATGTCAACATTACTGTCAACATTAACTTCAACACTTATATTATCGCCACCATCATCACGTCCTTCAACAATGAAGCTCACTGGTATTGCTTGATATGTATTAGGAGACACTGCAACATATGTACTTAATCTTAATGTATTGTAGTATTCACTTTCTGCATATATTTCAACCATTGCATATCCATATATACTATCATTATTCTCTACTACTAGTATTACAGTCACTAATGCAAAAGCAAATCCGTCTGAACCTAGTCCGGAGTCAAGTATAAAAGTCTCGCTAAACGGAACAGAAGAAGAAAGACTAAACTCATAATCTGATGTAACAACTGGTGGTATACTTAAATACTCAGTTGATGTAATGTTTGTCAATGCGTTATCTGTTGTTGCAAATCCGACATCACTAGCTGCAGATGTGATATTAGCATACTCAGTACCCGTAGAAAACATTTTCTTGAGGTTGGAAACTGTAACATCTATAGTAAAAGACTCTATGTTGGATACATCATCTATATGCAGTTTGTATTTAGCTGGTGAAGTACTACTCACAAAGCTCCATCCACCATCATATGTGCTCGTGACCTTTTTGCCCACTTTGACTGTACCAGACATTTCTGTTAGCTTTCCACCAAGAACCTCAAAGATGCTCTTTCTTCTAGCGTTGAGATCCATCTTCATCTCGTACATGTCCATATTTATTTCCTGAACAACATATGATGAACCATCAACCGTAACCAAGTCTCCTTCGTTGATATTTGGATTCACAGTAGTTGTGATAGATATCCGATGATATGGATTTTGTAGCTCAGAAAGAATAGTACTTGCCACTGAAGTGCACTCTTCAGGTGTCTTAGCATCAGCATATTTATAGATAGCTACAGCCGTTTCGTCACTACCAGCTTCACCATATGTATCCTCTTCGTTACCAAAGACTATTACTTTCGTGATATTTCTCTTGTATGTTTCTTCTTCTACTTCCTTTTTGATATAATCTATTGTACCTTGGTCTGTGCGTGAAGTACCCCAATATACCTTTTTCGTTGAATTATCAAACCACACGTAGTATCCTTTTATTTCCCTAAGCACTTTGAATAATGCAGTAAGCTTATTGGTATATGCAAAAGATATGGCTTGTATGGCTGAATTGTCTGAGCTCCCTGCAGTCCAGTCAGTGCCATTTAAGATTGTGCTTATTATATCATCAACGGTTTGATTAGTAAGTGTAAACACATAACTACCAGTGCCATTTTTGACAATTTGTGTTTCTAGCTCTACAGCCCTCTCAATCACAGTGTACCGATAAAGCTTGTCCTCAGTCTCAGTTCTGTTCTTTATATAACCTATAAATACTATAGAGCCATTATATTTTATTGTGACCTCAGTGTCTAACGCTAAGCTTACAGTTGTAACAAAATCAGCATTGTTGAGACTACTAAGTGATTTCGTAATATTAACCTCAGCAATTGGGTATGTGTTTGAACCAACTACTACTTCCCATGTTGCCATCTTGCCACATCACCCCACATAGAACATACTTACTCTTATTTCAACTGTTTTATAATTCTTAGCGTCATGTTTTAGGTCAATGCTTTCCATCGAGTAGACACCATTTGGTATGTCATCAATCGTTGAATTAGAAACTGTAATAATCCCATCTGGTGCATTGAAGTTCTTAAAGAAATTGATGATATTGCCATCACTGGTTCTCACCATGAATTCTATGCGTTTACTCTCAATGCCTATGTTAACTACAGTTGGATAAAGCACTGGCTTAACCGCATATCTTACAGTGTTCATCACAGTATATGGTTTAACTCCTGATACAGACACTACGTTACTGTTGGGATCTGTATAGCTCAAGTCAATAGACGCCATTTTCTATCACCCTAACGAAACTCCTCTATATACAGCATACCTTGTACTCTCAGACAATCTCCTTTCAGTTTCTCTCCAATCACTCTCTGACTGTATGTAAAAGTATTGATACTGAGTTATGTTGTTATTTGCAAATTGCTGTGGAAAGAGTCTCTGCCCAACAATATTAGCTAAATACGGTATAGTCCCCGCAAATGGCACAAGGAATGTACCAAGTTTACCACCAAGACCACCTTTTCCACCTGCAAAACCAAGTCTGGCACGTAAACTATCAATTGCAGCCATTATCGCTTCTTTAAATACTCTGGTTATCAAACTACCAAGTTTTCTCAGAAGTGCATTATCTCCAGCAATCCTATCTATAAATCCTTTGAACCCAGCGTACATTGCACTTAATACTTTACTCTTGAAAGCATCCCACGCTGCTCTTGCCTTACTAGCACCACCTACACCAAGTATATCTTCAAGTATTCCCCCTTTTCCACCAAATCCAGCTAAAGCACCTAAAGCATCAAGCAATCCAAATACGGCAAATACTGCTACTTGTATTACTGAAAACAAGCTCTGGAAAAGCGTAATCAGTGGTGTAAGAACAGGTGAAAGTGCAGCTAATCCCCCCATTGCAATGCCAAATTTCTCCACACCAGATTTTGCATCGAGGATTTCATCTGCTACAGCTTTAATTGCAGGTACTCCAAACCCTTGAAATGTGGACACAAATCCAGCAGCCAAGTCCATGATAAACCCAATAAGCTTGTCAAATACATCTATAAGGTCTGGTAAGTGAGTGATAAGTGCTTTAACGCCAGTAAGAAGTCCATCCATGAACTCGCCCATTTTGTCGATTAGCTTAGGGTCAGAGAAGGTTGCTGCAATTACCTCAAAGGTTTCCTTGATGCTCTTTTCCAACTTGGGTGTTGATTTTATGACTCTCGTGAAAAAGGCTAACATCAATTCTTGCAATGAGCCAAATGTAGCCTTTAGAAGTAATGAGACATCGACCATGTCTTTAGAGAAGTCTGAGATGCTTTTGTCTCCCAGTATAGCAGATACATCAACACCTTCTCGCCTTGCGATGGACAACCACGTTGCTACACGGAAAGCTGCATTTGCGTAGTCTGAAAGTGCATTTACATTTTGCCTTATGGGGTCTACAGTAGATGCAAGCAATGATTGAAGAGACCAGTTCACACCTAGCATTGAAAGAGATGCCCAAACCATGTTAGATGCTGCCCTTCTGAAAGACCTACTCATTTTACGTGATCTCTCAGCGATACGTTGCATTAGGGGTAATTCTTCCCGTTGACGACCTTGGACTTCATTAATTACACGCTCATATTTCTTATACTGTGAGCTAAGCTGTCTAAGTAACTCCATTCTTCTTTCAATTGCAGCACGGTATCTACCAGCTTGCATTACGTCTCCCTGTGCAGCAAAGCGATTCATCTGTTGAGTAAAACGTACAATGTCAGACTTAGCTTTCTCCATGTTTTGTCTAATATGCTGCAGGACTTTAGACATACCATCTATAGCTTGTATGTCTATTGTTACTCTCTCACGTACCATCACTCAACACCTCACTTTTCATTCATCGCTTTATTGACCAAAGAGATTACATTGAGGTCAAACAGTAACCTTTCCATCCACTCGTCAGGATCATTCCACTCGAACAACTCTGAAGGACGCTTGCCACACTGCATCGCTACTAAACCAATAGCGATAAGATCATCCTTCTTGAAAGGATTCTTCTGGCATCTCCATGTTAAACTCAGTCACCATCTTGGTGAATATTGCAAACTGATCGTCATATGGAATGTCGTCAAATGACTGGAATGGAGACTTGAGTATAATGTGTGGTAGCACTTTGGTGCACCACTCTTCATACAAGTCTACTATTCTGTCATCTTCGATAATCTCCATTCCAGTTTTCTCAGCATCGTTGGCTATTCTCGCAAACTTGAGCATAATGCCCATGTGTTTGACACCAATCTGCCCTTTGGGCTTCCACAGCTGGTATTCCCCATTATCCGTCTTAACTGTAACAACCAGCCCGCTCATTACTCGGTCACCGTTACTGTTATGTTATCCCCAATCAGTCTCCAATCAAACGACTTAGATAGTGGCTCTTTAGCTGTGACACCAAGTGTACTTCTTGGATATATCGCAGCGGGTATGTCGATAGTCATTGTGTCTGCACCATCTGACGTCTTGGCAACAATCTGTATATCAGCCATTGTAGGCGTATCCTGTGGTGAAGTTGCTGTGGTTGAACCAAACAACGCTCTCTTCAGTTCAGCAACCTGTGATGCTTCCAGAGTAACACTACCAGATACTTCAGTACCACCAACTGAAATACCATCAAGGTATCGGCTGCCAATGACATAGTTGTCCTCATCAATTCCCCTGTTGATAGTCATACTGAACTCTTTGGCTTTAAGAGTAGAGCCACCTACACTTATAGTTGTGTTCCATATGATATACGGTCTGCCTGCTGATGGTGACGCAGCACTGAATGTGACCTCCTCAATGCTCTTTGCAACGTAGTTTCCAGTGAACTTCATCACGTCCTTCACGTCGAAGCTGAGCTCTACGCTGGTAAGCAAAACACCCTTTAAGTTATATGCCACATTGTCCTCTGTGCCAACTTCAACCTGCAGCGATTTTGGAACACTCAGAGAGTAGCTGTACTCACCGTTCACGTCATCGTATGTCTCTGTGCCAAACAATGCTTCGAGAACGTCATTAATCTGACCTTTTATTGCGTACATAGTGAAGCTATCCCCAATGCTGATTGTGCCATACTCTGCGCCATATGGATTGAATGTCTCGAAATCCTCCAGATAGATTACGTTGTGGTCAACAGATATGCTGAACTCAGTTGCTCTCACTGCTTGGAGTGTAGCATCACCAGCTCCAAATGAGCTTTCCAGTCCAAGTTTTACGTATCTATTACTCATAATACACCACCTCTCTGCCTATAAACCTCATAAAACACAAAATCATGTTCCCATCTATTTCGTGGTCAGCACCTTCAAACACATAATTTGGCTCATTTAGCGTTTTGATTATTAACTCTTCAAGTTCTACAGCATCAAGACGATTGTTACTGGCAAAACTAACAATTAGCTCTACATCTAAAGTGTATCCACCAGTAAATCTCTCTTTAACACTGATGCCACCAACGTCTATGAGTATCTCATCATTGCGTCTTAACTCCTGAGGACTGAACACAACCTTATATCTGGTGTTGTTTTCAATTAAACTCTTTGCAGTTTCAAGCACATCTCTCAAAGTCATACTTTACCTCCAAACCAACGCTTAGCAGCATTTTGTATTGCTTTACGCACTTTTGCATAAAACATTCTTTTTAAAGGGAACCTCTTGGTACTAATTCCCGGATGCCAACCTACAAACCTTTCACCATATAACTTCAAGTATAGCGGAATTCTGTCTTTCCTAAACCTCTTCTCAATAGACGGTATGAATCTGCCTCTTGACCTTCTTGTACCTTTCCAGAAAAATATCGCATGTGGTGGTGTGACCAACTCAAAGGAATAAGTTTTTGTGGCTACAGCCTTAGCGTGTGGCAATCTTGTAGGCTGGTCTCTACCTGTGCCTTTCCATGCGTCTGCAACTGCCTCTTTCCATGCCTTCTCAGTGTTTCTCATTAAACCTGCCTTAAATCCACCCCATCTATGCTTACCACGAGGTGTGCTAAAGTCATATGAATCTAACAGACGCTTAACGGCATCGTAGCGTCTGAGGTGTATTTGTACAGTCATCATGGTACTTCTCCAAAAGTACCCGTTGTGGTGAACTGAACAACCCGTTTGCTACTCCCCTCAAAGTCTATCGTAAGGTCATCATTAATCACAAAGTCAGAGTTTGGTCTTATAAACATCAGAGCTATGTTACGTAATCTCTCAGCTCTTTCATCCGAATACTCAGGAGTGCTACCAAGACCTCTTGCAACAACGGAGGTGTAGTTTAAGTATGTGAAATACGTGGCAAGGGAGAAAAGACACTCTTCACGTGTGTCTGCATCTACGTCAGACCTGAGAACTAAGTCTAAAAATCTATCTGCTTTTTGTAGAGAACGCAGAATTACCTCATCACTGACGTATTCTTCAGGTACATCACTCAGCTCTTGTCTAATGTAAAAAAAATATTTGGGGTCAATCATGACCACTCAAATTACGCCTTAACACCGGTTATCTTGACAATCCTGTAGTTCTTGCTAGGCTCATCAGGAATGACAAAGGTCTTGAAGTAAGCGTTGATTATGTAGTCGTAGCCAACTCCCGGTACTCTTGCCTCTTCAGCCTCTTCATCGGTAAATCTGTAGTGGATAGCAGTCTCCTCGCTGTTTACAACGACAAGAGCATCAGTGCTCAGATACTTCGTGGGCAGAAGCTTAATTCCAAACTTCTCATCCATGAAGTCAAGAACTGTGGTATCAGTACCTTCAACCACAGACCTGATGAGGTGTGGGTACACTGGTGATGGTATTGCAACGACAAAGTTCCTGAACGAGTCTTCATTGGTGTTCTCGTAGATGCTCTCGATAGCCTTTGCAATGTCTTCCCCAATCTTGGGAGTATCTCCGTTCCACGCACCACTTGTCGCAAACGTGTCTCCTACGTAGCTGAGCAGTTCAGCAAATATCTCGTTGTCCTCAGCTCTTCTGATACCGTTTGCAGCAGCTTCGATAGACCTTCTAACACCAACCTCCGCAGCCCGTCTCTTAATAGCCTCATCGCTGACCCTGACTTTGACCTGATACTTGTCAAGTGAACCCTTGATGTCACTCCATGTTACTGCCTGAAAGTCCGCAGAACCATACTCGGCAACCTTCTGTGCAACAAGCTCTGAAGCAGACGGATAGCTAACTATGATGTCAAGTGCATTGACGTCTTCAACTGGAATCATCTGCTTGCCAACAAGCAGCTCGTCAGCCTTCCTGAGCACATATGTGCTTATCAGCTTCCTAAACAACCCCATGTCCTCGCTCTTAAGAGCCTCAAAAAGCTGGTCAACCATCTACATCACCTCTTTACAGCAACAGAGCCTTAATCTTTCCACCGCTATTCTCAGCCTTGTCCTCAAGTGCAATAGCGATTCTGTCTCCAGTGTTTGTTGCATCATCCTTAAGGTCGACAACACCAGCGGTGCTAGCATCGACACACAGTGGGTCTCCATAGCTAATCGCCAAGTTGCTTGAGTCAAGCTGAAGCTCAACTATTAGTGCCCTACCAACAGGTGCAATTGCAACGTTCTCTCCAGACACAGCGTTACCGAACATGTCAACTGTGCCAGTTAGTGCAACACCAATGACCTCGTCAGAGTCGGTAGCCTTCTTCACTCCACCATTCGTGGTGTCAAGCGTAAGCACGTATCCGCTGTCGTCAAGTGCGTTCTGACATACAAACACAGGGTATCCTTCATTCACGAGTCCCATACCTACATCACCTCTCAAACTTATCTTTCACCAAATTCCAATCCAAACCAAGCCTCTCACACAACTCTTTAGCCTTATCGGCTTCACTCACCTCGGTCTGGGTTATCTCAACATCAGTCGAAACAACATTCTCTTCTTCACTAAACATCAAATTCTCCTTAATCTTGGTAAGCAGCTCAATCTTCTCTCCGTCAGACTTTGCAAACATAAGTAACTCCTCTGGATTCTTGAACCCAAGCTTCTTGACTTCAGCAATAAGCTCCTTCAGTCTGTTCTCCCTCCATGCCATAAACTCTTTGTACTCATCCTCGCTGAGCATTATCTGTATCTTACTACTGTCCGCACTAGTACCACTCTCCGCAAGCACTGGCTCTGGCTTAACTTCGGTCTCGCTGACTGTATGCTCAACACTAACCTCAGTTGTCATGTTATCTTCTACAACATCTTCAGTCGTGTTCTCAACCACCTCTTCGATTGCAGGCATCTCAACTGCTTCTCCTACAGCTTTCTCTTCAACCTTCTCCTCTACATTCTCTTCAACCGTATCCACGCCACTTTCCATCTCAACAACTGCAACCTCTTCTGCTTTGGCTTCAGGAACTGCTGGGTTAGGCACGAACGCTATACCAACAATTCTCATGTCTGGGCTAATCTCCGCAGACACCTTGTAGTAGCCATCCCTGAGTATCTTCTCAAACTGCTCAAAGACATAGCCTTTCCACTTAACCACTGGCTCTCCATCTTCCTCCTCAAGCCATATCTTCGTAGCATATCCTATGTGCTCCCTTATGTGGTGTGTCAAGTATAGCTTGATGTTTGGCACAGTGTTCTCAACCAGAGCACGAATATCATTATCAGTAAACGTAACTGGTTCTCCACTGAGTGGTGTAAACGTTCCCGGATATATCAATGTCCCTTCTGCAACAATGACCTCTCCCTGCTTCTCGATGTTGTAGCTGTTTGCAAGCTCTATCTCAACATTTGGATTCTCTTCCTCCTCAGCCAAGTGGAACTCTGGTGGCTCTTTTCCGAACTCTCTGTAGTGTGCAGCAAGATGGTTGTAGACTTTTCTCATGTCCTCACGTGGTATGTTAACTCCTCCTCTTGCACCAAGTAGTGCACCCATTGCAGCTCTCACTGCACTCCACACAACAGCGTGGTTCTTAGGATTGTGATGTGGCAACTTGAGGTCTGTGAATCTGTCTGGTGGATTCTTTGGTGTCCACGCATAGTGAGCTGCTATGTCTTTCTTCTCGTCAACAGTTAGCTCATCCCATGATTTCTTTGTAAAGTCTGCAAGATCAGGTTTAGTCCAGTTACTCTCAGCATCAGTCTTGTATGACCACCTATGTTTTGGAACTACCCCCATAACATCACCTCACGGTTTCTTAGTCTGCTCCTCACTCTGTGGTGTCATTGGAGCAGACGGCTCATCACTTTTTACTACATCATTAACCACATCTGCGATTGACTTATCACCCGCCTTACGTGGTTTGTTACTAACAACTAACTCATCTTCAGGCAACTCTCCATACCCAAGATGAGCACGAATCTCATTGCGTGTAAACACTCCCAAGTCAGCCATTATTGCTGCTTGTCTAAACAACTCCATCTTGGATGTCTCAAGTATCAACTCAAGCTTTATATCCAGCTTATCAACAGGCAACGTATCATCGATGACTGTGATGATTTCCCTTGTAAGCTCAAGCAATGCGTTCTTTATCTTCTCAGCAATACGCATCACTTTTGCAGTCAGGTAACCCGAAACAACCAGCTCTGACGCATATGAAGACCTGCTTCTACCAGACACAACAGACTCAGGTATGTTCATTGCCATCCACAGGTACTCTGTCATCTGTGTAATCAGCTCATTAGGTGAAGCATATTTACCACCGCTTGGGTCAATCGTCTTAATCGTAACTGTGTCAAGTGTGACATACCCATGGTCTGGCTCTTGCTCTTTAATCATCTCACCATACTGCCTAATCGTGTTCTCTGCATCTCTCTTAGCAGCACTTAATCTCTCCTGTATTGTACCACTATAATTTCTCAGGTCAAATGACTCTGAGCTTATCACATGGTGCTCACGTGGTATGTTTCTGTAACGCCACAGTATGTCGATAATCATTGCTTCTCTCTTCCACCACACTGGAAACACAGCTCTCATCAACGGTGAAATGGAGTAGATGCCATAAGTCATTCTGCCCTTGCGATCTTTGAGAAACACAGGTGTGTCTTTGTACTTGATATGAATTACTTGGTCTGCTGGGATAATTCTCTGGTTGCCACGTGGGTCTCCTTCATTCAACACATAGTATTTTGCTGACGTGATAACATTGTCTCCCACTATACCAACTCTATCTCGTGAGTCAACTATCGTGACATTTTTGTTGGGCAATATCGTTAGCTTGGGAAAACCAGTGCTGGTTTTCTCTTTGAGAATGTAAACATTGCCATATATCATCAATAGCTCAGTTAGTGTCTCAAACAACTCTTGGAACTTGTACTTGTCTGATATTTGTCTTGCCAACTCAAGCACACGTCTCTCTTCCTCTTCAACAGTATCTCCTACTCTTTCAATCGTAAAGCCTTTGTATGCAAGTGCAACCAGTGCTGACAACCTATCTATTGCTCCCCCAACCTCTGGCTCATATGCATATATCTGTTCGTAGATGTCTTCCATTGACATTTGGTCAAATCGTGATAAGCTTGATAAGTTTGCGATTAAGCCAGATACGATGGACTTACCAATAGGTCTGTCATACTGGTAACGTATCTCAGGTGTGCTTCCAAACTTCAGCAATCCTTTAACTTTATCCCAAATTCTCATCAGAACACCTTAACCTGTGATGGTGAGAACTTAATCTTCGTAGCAGATGCAATTTCGTCATTTTGTGTTAGCATCCAAATTACGTTGGCTACACAATCTGACACATCTTTACTGCCACCATAGGGATGATCTACACGTTTGTCGTTAATTACAAGCAACGATTCAGCTTCTTTTCTCAAAATATCATACTCACACACTCTAACTGTACTTTCATCCTGCATTTCCTTCCATCTATCGTAATCTTCTTTCTTAACAATGTGCTGAACAACAATTAGACCAAGCTCATCCTGCATCCACTCTATTAGCTCAGGATACATCCACGTATCAAACACTACTGCAAAGATATTATAACGAGTGACTATGCTGTATAAGAACTGCTTTATTTCCTTAGGAGAGATGAAGGGTTGGTCGGTTTCACGGGTAAAGCGATAAGCACCGTCTATGACCACAGTCCCATCTTCAGCGAGGTAGCCAAAGGCAAGTCCAAAGGCATCGTTCCTCACAGCAGGGTCTATAGCCAGCACCCTGAGGTAGTTAGTGTCTCTCACGTCGTTAAGCAGGGCTTTGTTTTCTCCTTCCAGTTTGACCCCATTGGGGAACTCCAGCATAGTTGTTACAGTTGGTTTACACCCGTAGTCTCTCCAGAACTCAGCAGGGTTGTGCTTGTGTTCCTCCCAAAGCTGTTCAAACGTGAGGTTCGGATTCACCTCCCAAGTTGGTGTCACATAGACGAGAGCACTTGGATCGTCCTGATAGTTCTTAGCAAGTGTCATGATTATGTCGTTTGGATGCTTCGGAGAGGATATTGCTATCACTTTACCGTGCTGCCCAAGTGTGTCTGTGGATTTGCTCAACCTTGTGTAGATTTCCCATGCACCTCTCTTACCAGTGTTCTCCTCAAAGTAGCTTATCTCGTCGAATACGACAAGCTTGGACGTTCTACCAACTGCTGTGTTAGTCCACGAAGACAACAACTGCAGCTTGACATTCTTATCCTCACAGAATATGAAATCCTTTCTGAACTCAAGGTTCAGCACTTCGTTGATGAAATCGTTGTACTTCATCAAGTGGACAATGTGCCCAAATACTGCATCATCTGCTGTATCGGTCGATGTGGCAACAATATTGATCTGGGTCTGATAGTGTGCAAAGTGAAAACAACTCGTATGCAGCTATCCACGCAGAAAGCAAGCTTTTTCCTGACCTCATCCCTGAAACCCAAACCAATTTGCGGTAGTCTCCTGAATAGAATTTACGTATGATTTCTTCTTGCTTTGGAAATGGAGTACTACCGAGGATATTTTTGATGAAGTACAGTGGGTCAGAACGAGCCTTAGCAACTTCCAAGACGTATTTACATGGGTCTTTCAACGTGCTCATCTTTCTATAACCTGATACCAAACCTCTCCCGGCT